ATATTTGCTTGGTCAATCACTTTTTGCAAATTATTTGTTTTGCAATAGTCCTGGATTAAATCAATACCAATTAACTCGGCGCGAATATTGGACATTTTCGTTTTTTTGGTGCGAGTGTCATAATATTCATTATTCATACGCAACATATAGAGTCCTTCCGGGTCTTTTGTAGCAAATCCGGCTGCCTTGAACTGCCTGACAATGTTGTCATAGTCAATTTTTGTAATAGGACGGCTTTTTTTTGGATTTGTGCCAAACGCAATTTCCAGTTCATTGACTTTTCCTCCAACGGATGCAATAGGATTACTTGCTAAATAAAAGGAAACCATTTCTTCAAATGCTTTTGTGCTATCTACGGAGTTCAGTTTCGCTTCAGCACTTGCAACCGCTTGCGCTTCAGCAATAGCCCGCTCCTTTTCAATAGAGGTTTCATTTATTTCACCGGGTTCCAGTTCCTTGGGCTTATTAGCATCAGCTTCCTTGGCAACCGCTTTTTCGGCAATCTTCTTCTTATATTTAAGTAATGCTTGCATAGTAAAATGTTATATAGTATTTTTACATATTATTTCTATATGTTTCTTTCAATTTTGTATAATTAATTTTCCGTTTTACTACATAATTCGTATTATTTAGTAAAAGCTATATATAGTTTGCATAATTATGTCCATAACAAATGGTGCCAGATTTTTCCATACAAATCGGGTTTGGACAATTTGGATATCTTTGCCAACTCAGGTATTTTAGCCGCAATTTCCATTAGTTCTCCCATTTTATATGTAGATATACCTCTCAATGGCTTGTCCGGTGCTGCAATATAGATGTATTCACGAATCAGTTGAGATATATCTTCCGTTTCTTCTGCAAAGAATCCATATTTCTTGTTTTCCGTGTATTTTATGATTAGCCAAGGCCCAAGTTCTCCAGATCCATCGGTAGCATCGGTAGCATTATTAGTACTTATCGAACGATCATCGTATCTATATTCCAAAAACGTTTTGTTGATTGTATTTAGCAATATTATGTTTTTCTTGTAATACACCGAAAATGCGACCAATGACAACAACGACGTTTTCGCATTAGTCATCAAATCGGACATAATTTCTTGGTATAGACCGATAGTTATTTTGCGATGGAGATTCTTTAGCGCATTTTTATTGGATTTTAATACTTCCATAATTTTCTGTTTTTCCGCGATTTCGGCATTGCCATATTTGTTTCCTATTGCTAAATACTTTTCTTCTCCATAATGCGAAATATACAGGCACCAAAACAATGTATCCATCTTATCTGGCAAAATGAAATGAGAAGATCTGGATGGGACTATTACTTGAACTGGGGGTGCAATATTTAGGCAATTTTTAGGAACAACTGGTTCATTTTCATTCACGTTGCTACTGAAAATGTGCGGAGAACCTACGTTCTGCGAACTCCGGTTCTCACTTACAGTAATTTCTGGAACTGGTTCTCGTTCTTTAGGAAACAATTGAGCTAATACTTCTTTCGATAACATCCATTTATTCAAATTGGATATAGTTTGAATATCATCAAACTTGTTATACGGATAAAAAGTTTGATATACAACAGAAGACATTTTGATGCGATTAGGTATTGATATAGGGTGTATATACTACTATAGCACTTATTCTTTATCTTCTTTTTCATTAAAAAATGTATTTTTGAAGTCTAGTTTTTGGGTTTCAAGGGAAGATAGAGCGGCCTCTTGTTCTTCAATGTATTTAACATAATTAAAAATATCGGTTATAGATTGTTCGGGTAAAAGCGATAGATTCACATATACACCACTTTTGTTTTCATTTAACGTAACACCATTATTTTTTTTGAGGATTTTCAATACTTCAATGTGATGATGCTTATTTAGCTGCTCAATTTTAGATTTCAATTCTTCCAACATAGCCATTGTTATTTAGGAATATATTCAATTAATGAATAATTCTATATCATTTCGAATTATAAATATTTATATGTTTCCTTCACCCAATCCTTCGCCATCACTGGATTCAGCGTCTTCATCGTCGTCGTCATCATCGCCGCCGCCATACTTGCCCAATTCGTGTATATCTGATTCACCACCTAAATATTCACCACCAATTTTCAGAGGGCGTTTTTTGACAGGGGCGTCGCGCTTTTCGATTACTTTTCCAATAACATCGATACACGGATCATTTAGCTCAAAACGAACGCCAATTACTTTTACGCGTATAACATCCTTTTCTTTCACATCATTGAACCTGGCGTCATTGTAATTATGGTCGCGTGCAATATGAGCAGTTATAGGAACTTCGCCGTATTTTCCAACCACTTCGGCGTGGATACCGGCTTTTGTGATTGTTTTAGCAATACATTCAATAACCATTCCTTCCACTGGCCTGCAAATCATACATTCAAACACTACTTGGAACTCCACAAATCCAGTATTTACGAGCCCGTTGGAATAAGTTTTGACAGTTACCGATTTAGGTTGAATAAACCCTTCTATACCACATTTACCTTCGACCTTTGCTCCAATCTTTTTCTCCAGATTTTGCCGGATATTTTGTCCAATTTCGCCAATAGCCAGCACTACTTTTGTAGTCAATAGTGACTTTATATAAACACCATAAAACTTTTGCTCGGATTGAGGTTTCTTTTCAGCCATTGTAATAATATAATACAGATATATTTATGTCATTCTTAGAAAAAAATATATCTTGTTCAATTTTCTAATCGTACTAGATTTTTTGGATAGATTTAGAAATGTTTAGGAGGAAAATGACTTTTTGATAACTTCACTTAAAATGGCTTGTTCGGGAGACAAATAATAATACTTATTATTTAGGCGTTGTTCGCTGAATAATCGCATAAGTAGTTCTATAGCAATACATATTCCCAATTGATTGACAAACTCGGTATTTATATCTGTGTAAGTTGGATTATCTAAAGGAGAACCTACCAATGTATTTAGCAATTTAATGACTTTGTCTTTTCCGGCATCGTCGATTCTTGCGCCAATATTATTGCGCTTTTCTGTCATATCCTTGACTTTGAAAACCATTTCACGTTCATTGGTTTTCTTCGATACAAATGGAGTTATAAATCCAATTAAGGAAAACATATTTTGTGGAGTTCGCTCTAACTGAAACTTGCGAAGTTCTCCGGCCATTAGCGCATAATCTTCTTGGTCAGCCTCTGTCCATTGTCCCGTTTCCTTATTTAGCATAATCAATATGAGTGTATCATCTTTTATAGTTACAACCCCAGTTTCTTCGCCGGACTTTACTATTTTGGTTTCTAAATATTCATATACGATTTGTTCTCTGGGAGAACTTGGGACATTATTTAGGCTATAAAAATGGCTTATAACATCCAGTTTATCACTATACAAAAGTGATTCCATAAAGTGTAATACAATGTATTTCTCAAAGAGTTCGTCGGTTAGACCAAACTCGGTTCTAAGTTGTTGTATAGGAAGGTTGCGGGAAATGGTTTCGGCTTCTACTTTTTTCGCTTTACCTTTGCCTTCTCCCTTGGTTTTTATTTTTTCTATATATGGGTTCTCTGGTTTAGAATAATGATATATCATTCCAGCGTGTTCATACCAATCTGATTCTCCTTTTTTTAGTGCGGTTGTGTGTAAAACTCCTTTCTTGGATGTTTTGGGGTCTCCGGTTTCAATTCCATCGAAACAAATGTCTAAATTGCGCATAATTTCAGAGAACTTAGATTTAGGAAGTTCTCCTATTTTGGCCGGTTCGGCAACAATTTCGACCCCATGTTCTTCTGCAGCAGGTACTGCTTTAGCCGGTTCAAATGTGCGTTCCGTTTTATCTATTTCCAGTGTTATATTGTTACGTTTGTGTTCAATGGGTGCGGTACGTTCATAAATGGAGGCATTTTCATCGGTTATTTCGATCGGTTGAAATACATAATAGGCCGTATCCGTATTTGCGTCATATTTATCGATTAATCGTCCAGTTCTCCCATATGCATCTATTAAATACTCATTCTTATTGTTTATGAGAGCCGATAATGCACTATATATTTGTTCAATGGGATATTGTTTGACTATAGTAATAGCATTGATTAGATGTTCTCGCTCATAATATGCGTGATTCAAATAGGGTATAGCACCTTCAATTGCGGGCATCTTTTCTCTAAATAATTCGCGTATGCGTTTGATAATACGGTCTTGATTAGTTTGTGCAAAAGTATTGTTATAGTTCTCTGTTCTGGGTTCTCTTATTGTTTCCATTGGAGAACATACAAACTCACAATTTTGCATATAATCACACATTTCGCTAAATGGTCTATCGCCAATTTGGAACGGTATGTCTTGCCCATATCTAGAAAGTTTAATGGATATATTTTGATTGGCTGCATTGCTCAAAAGCTTTTGAACAGAGAAATTGGTTTGACCCAGATTCAATATACAATCCACTGCAATCGTTTTTAGCACGCGAGTCACTTGACCGATTTGTATGGCTTTTTTCTCAGCATAGCGATATACATACAGATCCGCACTTTCCTCATAAACCGAAGGTTCATTTTGTGGCAATAAAGTTCCGTGTAAATAGATTTCGACATTGCGTTTTTTGAAATCTAATTTGCAATGACTCAAATTACGCACTGCGCGCCCGATAATTTGTTCAATACGGTTCATATTGTACCACGGTTCCATAATATGGACTTGCCGGATATTTTTGAAGTCGAGGCCTTCGGCCCCGGCCCGGGAAAGCAATATCACTTTCACATTTTTACCGTCTTTATTATCCGGATGTGTAATGGTCTTTATATCCGCCGCATTATTGTGTGAAAAGGCTTTGTCGCCAGTAATCATAACATATTTAGCTTGATGGAATGGGGCGTCTTTGGTTTTTTTCTGCATTTTATAATCCACAAGTTCTCCCAGAGGTGTGGCAAATAAATTGGGGGTATTTGGACTGGAACCATAACGGGAGAACCCCATTTCTTCTAAAGCCAGAGCCATAGGAACTAGACCGCCGTCAATATATTGCGAATAAATCATAATAATACCCCTTCCATCGCGAATACAATCACATATTTCTTCTATTTTTGCGCTATATTTTCCAATGTTTTTAGGGGCGAAAATACGCTCTTTAATTTCCGGTTTATAAGAGAACTTGTATTTCAATTGCATCATATCTTTGGTTTCTTTGACATAATTCATTGTATGTCTCAATCCGGATTCACCAACCAATGCTTTGGATATTTCATTTTCTTCATCTTCCGATAAATTGGGAGAACTTTTGGACCCCGGGTTCTCCAAAACCGGATTCGGATATACAATATTTAGGGCTTCTATCAATAATTGCAAGGATGTATATCCGAAAGATTCCATATCTTCAAATGCAGGCATTTGTCTCAACTTACCAGTCATAGTATATTGGTCATTGGACCTACCTTTCATTTCATCTAAAATACGTTTATAACCCTTGTATTGCACTGACTTGGGGTCCAATGTAGTGGCAAATACATCTATGTGTTTGATGGCTTCTTCTTCGGAAATGGGCGTTCCATTTAATTGTGTAGATGGATATGGCTGATTTAGGAGAACATTTTTATTTTCTGCAAATTGGGATGGATATACGCGATAGGGAAATGTATAGGGGTTCTCGCCGCGAACATAAGAGACATATCCGGTTAATTTGCGTATAAGCAGGGTTTTTCCGTCTTCTGACATCGTTCCATTTGCAAGTTGTTTAGCCGGTACCCACACGCCTTTAGAATCAAATACATCGGATACTTTTATAGTAGCGCGCTTATCATTTGTGTTCATAAGGTTAGTAAGCCATACAATTTCTTGGTATGAATTGAACATAGGGGTTGCCGAAAGAAGCAAGAGCCGCATATTTTGAGAATATTTAGCAACTTTCATTAAAAGTAGGGCGGTTTTTTTACGTTCTTGATTGTCATCGGAAATACGTATATTATGGACCTCATCAATAATAATCAACCGGTTATCGAAAAGTTCTCGAATATGTTTGATGAGCAGTTTTTTACGTTGTAGTTTTGTCAAGTTCTCTATATCCGCGCTCTTTTTGATAGCATTAAAAATATAATTAGTAAGTTGTATATAGCCCATAAACAAATACGAATTATTGATGATACGTTTGATGGATGATATGACTTTTTCTCGGCTTAACCCTTTCAAATTGGTAGGGTTGATTTCTTTGATAAGGGAATTACCCACGCACGAATTGATGTTCCAAATACCGTCGTCTGCGCCCCGGCCTTGTAAGTATTCCAATTTTGTTTCATCAAATAATTGCAAACGGAAGTTGGCCTGAACATTGGGACTTGCTATCACCAATATACGTTTTGTAATATTCAATTGTTTCATATAAGAGCGCATTTCTTCGGCTATACCAATTGAACTGCACGTTTTACCTGAGCCTAGGCCGTGATATAGCAATAGACTATTGTAGGGGGTTTGCATAGATAAAAAGTTTTTGACGAAAAGTTGGTGAGGTAGCAATTCAAACCCAGTTTTGCATAATATATCCGCCTGTTTCTCTATAGGATGGATTTGTCCATCGTATTGCGTATCGTAAAACTCTTTGTGTTTGGAAAGTTTGACAATGAAATTGGGGTCATTTAAATGAGGATATAAAAAGTCATATTCGTCTAAGGGATTGGCTGCATAGTCCTCATATTCGGCGCGTTCTTTTTGTAATAATTCGGCATTATATTTTGTATCTTCGTTCTCTTCTTTTTTATTTACAGGTTGGTCAGCAGCTAATGGTAGTTCAGCCGGCCCAAGGGCCTGACCCGGCCCAGGTACAGGGGCTTTTTTTCTACCGCGTTTTGCAGGCACTTTCACATCAACATTTTCTATAACTCCTTCTTCCAAGATTGGTGGCGGAAGCAATTTTTTGGTTTTACGAGGTGCTCTCGGTTTTTTAGGTGCAGCTGCGGTGGCGGGCTCTTGATGAGCCTCGACCAATTTAGGCTGTTTTTTCACCGTTTTTATTTTGATAGCTGGCCCCGGTTTCAATACAATAGGTATCGGATTTTCAGCTGGAATTGGAGAAACAACTGATTGTAACTCTTTCGTCACTTCACCCTGTATGTCATTAGGATAAAGGTCCGGGGATGCAAAATTGAGAGATAAAGCAGGCGCAGGTTCTTCTTGAATAATTTTGATCTTGGCATTTTTACGCACCTTCTTTTTTTCAATAGGTTGTTCTGTATTCATTGTATATACTATTACTATATAGTATATACATAAAATCAGGCGAAATAACTAACGATTATTTCAATAATAGTTCTTGCTTGCATTATACAAAATAAAACTGATTGGTGATTAAGCAAGTATGTATTTTAGAAATCATTTGTATTTTTTCTAAATTGTAAGGTCTTATACAAGAAATACACTCTTCAATCGATTTCCATCCAATATCACTCACTTCTGTATTTTCAAATGTGGTTGGATGCAAACTATCTAAATACGATATATTCATCAAATAATACTTGTGTTTGTAAGATTTGTAATTGGACCCGGAAAAGTTCTCTTCAAACGGAATAATGTTGTGAATATTTTTCAAAATACTTGGTTTATATCCAGTTTCTTCTGAAAACTCGCGAATGGCGCATTCATAATCTTTCTCTTGCATATTCCGGCGACCTTTAGGAAATCCCCATTCCGGTTCTGTCCATTGTTGATATTTCATACTTTCATCCAATAATGTATCCAATGTATGTAATTCGGACTTGATCATTATTCCATCTCTTAATGCATTGTATTTCTCTCTAGATATGTTTTCTTCGGATTTATATTGATTTGAAACGGCTTCGTCTCCCCACAAGTTTCGCCACAATTCTGTAAAATTGCCAGTTCGCAACCGGGTTTTTTCATCTATGGTCATTTGTTTCATCATATTTATAATATAATGACTATTATGTAATGTATATTTTCCTCTCATAAAATCAATATAGCCTAAAGTATCTTTGCGCCGTATCATCAAAAACTCGTAGTTTTTGTTTTCAGGATTTACTCGAAATGCCACAACCCCGAAGCTAGTTATAGGTATTTTACATTGATAAAATTGATGGCCATTTTTACCACAGTTATTGCAATAGGTATCATAATTATGCATATTATTCGATGAAACTATTTTATTATAATCCTATGTTTCTATATAGTTTTTCTATTACGATGTTATCCGATTCTACAGTATGGGGACCTCATTTTTGGTTTGTAATACATTCTATTACACATTCGTATCCGGACTTTCCAAATGCTATGACTAAACGTAAATATTATGATTTCATACAAAACTTGCCGCTGTTTTTACCCAATTCAGAAATGGGAGATAGATTTAGTAAAATGCTCGATAAATATCCAGTTTCGCCGTATTTAGATAATCGCGAATCGTTCATAAAATGGGGATATTTTATCCATAACAAAATAAATGTAATGTTGGGCAAAGAAGAACTTACGTTTGAAGAATCGGAAGAAGCATACGAATCGAATTACAAACCGAAACCGATTTATTTAGCCGAAAAACTCAATTTAAAGAAGCATTATTTGTATTTTGCTCTTATAGTAATGTGTATATTAGCGATTTATATGTATTATTGATAGTATATGTCATAGAGTATTCAATATCAAAAATATTTTGCTATTATATACTAGTTATTATGAGATTTGAAATCGTTTTATTCGGTATTGCTGCCTTTTTGATGGCAAACATATACACGGAAGGTGCATATATGAAAAAACTATTAACGTGGAAGAAATATTACCAAATGGCGGGTATTGCATTTGGTGCATTTATGTTATATTGGCTATTTCGGAAAAATCCATTGAAAGCTCAACAAATTGTATCCGCATCCAATGATTATTTGAAATATTTACCCGTCGATAAAAATGCGTCGATGGTTATATCTCCCATTTTGGATTTTACTGCCAAAAAAGGATTTACAAATAATCCAGATGTAGGATATCCAGTGACTGCTATGCCGCAAATACGCCCACATATGTCTCAATATGAACGTATTACACAATCCGGGAAAAAAGGGACAAAACGATCGGTGAGTGAAACAAAGAAAAAGTTTGTAGCGGCTAGTCAAAATTGGCACTGCGGTAAATGTGCCCGCCAATTACCTGCTTGGTTTGAAGTAGATCATAAAACCCGATTGGAATACGGTGGAAGTAATCACGTGGATAATTTGATTGCTTTATGTAGAGATTGTCACGGGGAAAAAACGGCTATGGAAAACTTGTAATATAGAACAAGGTTCAAGGATTTGCAAGTGAGTCCTCTATAGTTAAAAATATTTTATGCACATTATATAAGTATGTCAGACGCATTATTTAAAACACCACAGGAAGTATTAAGTGAAATATTCAGTTTTGGTTCAGGTCAAACATTAGACAATACAACATATTGGATAACTATATCATTTTGTATTGCTTTATTGTGTATATTTATTTATTTTTTTAGAGAAGATATAATAAATATTTTATTTAAATTGGGTTCTGCATTGTATTTAACTGATGCCATAAAAAGGCAATTATTACTCGATTGTATAAAAAACAATATAGCAATTATTGTAGGTCCAATTTTGTTAGCGTGTATTTTGTATTATGCCACACACGACCCAAAAGCATTAACTGATAATACTGGTTCATATGCATTATTTATAGCTGCTACAATAATAATATGTTTTGGCCTATATTCTAGTTTGCCTGATTTTTCGAAATCGTCTTATATGCCATTCTTAATAGGAGGTATAGTATTATTATTGGTATCTATGGCTGGATATTATTCGTCATATATAACGCCATCGGTAATATCCACGGTTAGTAGTTTTATGCGAGTCATTGTTATTTTGATGATAATCGTTGGTTTAGCAATAGGATACAAACTGTTTTCTGAACGCATTAAATCAATGACCGGATGGAAAGGATTTTTTGCCAATTTTTTGTTTTATATTCCTTGTATGTTAAGTGATGGATTGGAATATTTATTGCAACAATACAAGATAACCCCTAATATAGTATTTATATTACTTATATTAGAAGTCATATTGGGATTGGGATATCTGTATATTCCGAAAATTCTAAAAAGGACAATTAAAAAAACAGCTATAATGTTGCAAGACAAACCAGTATATTTAGATAAAGAAAGAAATGTAGGAAATATAGAACAATTTTTATTCAAACCGCTAGGTGACAAAATGATTTATATGGAAGATAAAACACAATATAGGAGAAATTATTGTATAAATATGTGGGCATACTTGAATATACAACCTTCATCGAATGTGGCTTATGCAAATGAAACCACCATTTTCAACTATAATAATCATCCTAGAATAACACATAAAAACCAATCAAGTAATAAAAGATTAAAAAATAGAAATATATACACTGTCTATTTTTCAAACACACAAGACGGAAATACAAATGGCGATATCACAAATACTGCAAACTATGAGGTTAATGTGCCAGATCAAAAATGGAATATGTTATCATTAAACTATTTTGAATCAAAAGTGGATTTGTATGTTAACGGTACTTTAGAAAGAACATTTTATTTTACAAATAACATCCCAGATTATTCTACAAATGATTCTATTTTATTAGGAAGCGATGGCGGAGTAAATGGAGCCATATGTAATGTTACATATAATAGAAAGCCATTAACCTCAGAACAAATTGCAACGTTGTACAATACAAATTATTCAAAAAACCCTCCAATTGACTTTATCGAATAAAGATTTAACAAAGATCGGAATAAATATTTCTAGATACTATATATAATATGAACGTAGCGCTCATCATTTTAATAATCGTTATTTTGGTTCTTGTATTGTACCTGGTGTATTATGTAGGGTTTTCTGCTCAAACATTAATTGACTTGAACAAATCAAACCCTGTTATAACTACTGATAATATCACAAATCCTACTTCTACATCATTTACATATGGTATGTGGGTCTATGTAAATAACTGGAGCTCTGGTGTAAAAGAAATAGTCAAGGCGCAATTGCCAAACAATGGTGCTACAAAGGTTAGAGTGTATTTAGACTCAGATAGTCCTACATTGAAAACTGATATTTATACTACTGATAATTCTGCTCCAACTAAAACTGTTACCATAACAAATAATTTCCCTATTCAAAGATGGGTATACATAGTTATAAGTGTTGAAGGGTCAGTGGTAGATTGTTATTTAGACGGAAAATTGGTCAAGTCACAACAATTGCAATTTTTGCCAAATATGAGTGGAGACTATACTATTGGATATGGATCATTTAATGCCTATTTGACAAAGTTCTATCGCATTGCTTCACCAAGTGATCCTCAAACCGTATGGAATAATTATATGGCCGGAAATGGTTTCAATGCTAATGCTGGACCTGCATATGGTTTCAGCTTTGTGGTAACAAAAGACCAAGCCCCAATTGCACAATACCAATACCAATAAATACAACATGTAATTGTGCCTACATAATAATTTTATAGTGGTGTAAATCACATCACTATAACAAAATATGATTTTATACCTACATTTATAAATAAGATTTGCTATTGTAAATAAATAGATTTTGCAAAAAAATAATTTAGTGTAGTAATATATAACATTATAAATATGAGTGAAGGACAACCAACAGCTTTTGAAAATGCATCTGGGGCCGCTTCAAATGCATATTCATCCGTAGCAGATTCTATTTCTGGATTAAAAAACTCTGTATCGTCATCAATGAGTGAGTATTCTTCCCCAGCAAGTTTAGGAGATGCTAGTAATGATTTTTTGCAATCCAATAGCATAATTGCTAGAATTGCATTTATACTTTTTGTTATTATTTTGTTTAACATATTACTACGTTTAGGAATGTTTTTGTTGAGTTATTTTTCACAGACAAATACAAATCCCTATTTAATTCAAGGATTGATTGACGGAAGTAAAGCTATATGGGTGAAACAAGACCCTAAAGATGACGATTCGGTCCCTCTACTACGGTCAAATAACAAACCAAGTGGCATTGAATGGACTTGGTCTGTGTGGCTCTTTGTAAATGGTGTTGGATCACCATCAACCGATGGAATTGCACATGGAGATATAGCAACCACTAACACTAATTACCATCATATTTTCCACAAAGGAACCAATACATATGGTGGGGATAATGTTTCTACATTGAATAATGGACCCGGTGTGTATTTGAGCTACAATCAAGACCCCACCATTCATATTGTATTGGATACCGTCGTTAAAAATGCACCGGCTACTATGGATATAAATAATATTCCTCTGAAGAAATGGTTCCATTTGTTGATTCGTTTGCAAAATAACAGTATAGATGTGTATATCAACGGTGTCATTAGTGCTCATACTATATTGGATAATGTCCCTAAACAAAACTTTTATGATGTGTTTGTATGCGACCGCGGTGGATTCAATGGTAGTTTATCGAATCTTCGTTATTATGCTAGTGCTCTCAATATATTTTCGATTAATTCGATTGTTGCAGCTGGACCTAATTTGACTCCCAGTACATCTAAATCTGTGGGTGCATCAAATCCGGCTAAAGCTCCTAAATACAATTCTTCCTATTTGTCTAGTTTGTGGTATAATTCCAAGGTATAAGTTGGTAATTCACTGATATAATTATTATCCATTAAATCATATTATCTATTAGATAATATGAATTGTATATATGCGAAGATATCTGGATGCGCAGCAGATATATCAAGAAAACTCTGTAGAACGTAGTTCGAAAGAGTTTGTAAAAATATTATTATAGCACAGGATAACTAGCTTCCATCAATACACCACATTGTCCTGCGCCCTTATTGTAAGACGCACCCTTACCCAACTTGATATATCCACCTTGACCCCAAGTCGGTCCCCAAGAGTTCTTCACAGTGTAATAATCCAATGTGCCATCAGTGCCATATCCAACTACAAGAACACCGTGATCCAACGTAGTTCCACACGCTCCGGTGAAAACACCGGATTTGTATAACTGGAAAGCTGGTTGGTCCGCCTCAATGGCAACCGAGACCGGTTGTTGGGCAACTGCCGTCATCATTGCATCATCGGAATTGGGCTTCACATCCACAAATGATTGGATCTTGCTATTGCTATTTACGTGGCAAGTAGTCTTGCAAGTTCCGGCAGTCTTAGTAGTTCCAGAGACATAAGGATAATCTTGTTCGGAGCACAATCCGCCATTTTTCTTGATCCAGGAAAAAGCATTGTCCATCAAACCGCCATTGCACCCGTGATCGCGACCACCGTTAGTTAGTGTATCGCAATCAACGAGCTGTTGTTCGGAAAAAGAGGACAATGTGCCATATTTCACAAAATAAGCACCTTCTAAGGCACCAGTGGTAGAAAAACTCCAGCACGATCCGCACTGACCTTGGTCCTTAACGGGGGTAACGGCGCCAGAGGCGACCCAATCAACGGATTTAGGAACATTCAAAATCTCAGATTCAACAAAATTGGTAGTAATTACAACTGGCTTCTCAAAAGAGAGCAAATATTTGCGGAAGTCGAGAGTATCCATACCGGAAAATTGGTTATGACCGAGAGTATAAGTCAAGTTTTGGGCATTGGAAACCTCAATAAATCGGTCGTTGGCCGACCACTTGCGATACACATCGTAGAAATGGGCATCATCGCGGAATTGAAAATGGAAAGTTTCTACCCATTGGTGGAAACGGTCCATAATACTTGCGCTAAATACGTTGGCAACCAACATTAACATAAAAACAATAGAAAGTTTAGACATACGTGTATATATACATAAGGCATATATTATTTAGATTGTTTTATATAATATAATTAGTGAAAGTCGGTATGAGGACTAATATGGTTTGTTGGTAAATAATGATTGCTATATATATATTATATGTCAGACTATATTGTATTTACTGCAAATCAGGACCTTGGTGCGACTGCAACTTATGGAGGTATTACATTTACGAGAACACAACCAGGTGGCGTATATACATATACAGCAAATAGTATTGTAACTGCTATACCGGATCAGTGTTTCCGGGTCAATTCTTTCTACATAAGTGGTATTCCTACTTATACTCCTTATATGTTATCTATAAATATACCAAATGTGATTACTTCTATAGGAAATTCAGCATTTTTTTGGCAGTCTCTAATAACAACAATATTAATACCGCCAAATGTTACATATATTGGAGACGGTGCATTTGGTGGATGTACATCATTACAATCTATTAATATTCCTAACGGCATTACAACAATTAACTTTAATACATTCTATTTGTGTAGAGCATTATCATCAATTACTATACCAAATAGCGTGACAACGATTTTACAAAATGCATTCACTGGGTGCGCATCATTAACAAATATAACTATACCAAATAGCGTTACATCACTTGGGTGGCTTGCATTTTCATCTAGCGGTTTAACAAGCTTAATCATACCAAATAGTATTACAACAATACCTTATGGGTTATGTTATTATTGTATCTATTTACAATCTGTAACACTCCCATCTACTATTACATCTATAGAAAATAATGTATTTGAGATGTGTTCATCATTACAATCAATAATTATACCCAATAGTGTTATTTCTATTGGAAGTTACACATTTCAGAATTGTTCTTCATTGCAATCAATAATTATACCCTATAATATTACAGCATTAAATGACAATGTTTTTAACGGTTGTACTCATCTATCTACTATAACATTACCTGCTGGTATAACCACCATTGGAACGACTGTATTTGGCATCTCATCTACCAAATGTCCATTGACAGTTATGAATATAATATCAATTGATACCAATATCAATTTGACTTCCTTACCTATATATCAATATGTTCATCCTATTTATCCTTCGTTAGTGTATAATATTATACAACCCGCTACAAATATAACTGCAACATTTAACATTAATTATGGCGCATCATATACATTTGGAACAATTACATTTTTTAGAAAAAGTATTGATATTATCCACTCTATATACACATATGGAGCTATTACTACTATTTCCACATTTGATTCTACTACATTTGCAAACAACTCCCATTTACTAACAGTGACATTAGACAATACATTTACTAGTATCGGAGATAATGCTTTTCAAAATTGTACCAGTCTAATAGATATAACTATACCATTGACAGTTACTAGTATTGGAATTAGTGTATTTCAAGGATGTTCTAGGCTAACTTCTATACCAACCCTAGGTAGAATAACTGCAATAACATCTTATATGTTTTCTGGTTGTGCATCAATGACTTCCATAACTATACCATCATCGGTTACCAGTATAGGAGATTATGCTTTTCAAAATTGCACATCAATACCTTCCATAACCATACCATCATCGGTTACCAGTATAAGAGATTATGCGTTTCAAAATTGCACATCAATGACTTCTATAACCATACCATCATCGGTTACTAGTTGTGGTTCAGATATATTATCCAATTGTTCGTCATCGCTAATAGCAACTATTTATGTTTTGACAACAGACCGAACTAAACCACTTACTAGCATACCTATATATACATACTTAACATCTACTTATCCAACATCTCCTCCTCCTATTATAAACACTATATATGAAACCCCATCGGATTTTTTTACAGTAACATTTAACGGTGCTAATTATGGCCAAGATACTTCATTCAATAATGTACCATTTTCCAAAATAAATACTTCAGGTAATAATTATACATATCAATGCAATGATACAGTCACACAAATCGATACCAATGATTTTTCCAATAATCAATATATAACTACAGTTTATACACCATATACTAGTAATATTAATACAACGGTTCAAATTATTGCAGAAAATGCATTTGCTAAATGCATCAGCTTAAAAAGTGTTACATTATCCGATTTAACCACCTCTATAGGATCTTATGCATTTTCATATTGCACGGACCTGTCATCCATAACTTTGCCTAGTAGTTTATTAATTATAAATCCTGGAACATTTCAATATTGTTCTGCATTAACAAATGTAAATTTACCTGTAAAATTGTTAGGAATAAACAATAATGTTTTCGATGGATGTAGTCAATTGAAAACTATAACACTACCTAGTCAAATTAATTATCTTGGACAATATACGTTTCAAAATTGCGCTAAATTACAATCAATCACTATACCGAATAGAGTTACCTATATAGGTGATAAGACATTCAATGGATGCACTGACTTGTCATCAATCACATTTCAAGATAATATGATTATTTCGTTTATAGGAGCTAATGCTTTTAAAGATTGTTCTAATTTACATAGTATAGTCATTCCGCAGAATGTTATTAACATAAACAATAATGCATTTGAAAACTGTTATAGCTTAAAAACTGTAGTAATACCAAATACTGTAACTAGTATTGGGAATAACATATTCGATAATTGCAAAAAATTATCTTCGGTTACACTTTCAAATAATCCTAATTTTACTAGTATAAGCGAAAATGCATTTCAAGGCTGTATCGACTTGAGCAATATAGTTATACCAACAAATATAACTGATATTCAAAATTATTCTTTTAAAGGATCTGGAATAAAATCAATAACATTAACAAATGTTTTAACAATCCATAGTTATGCTTTCGCACAGTGTGCCGATTTATCATATATTAATCTTGGCAATTCACTTACTTCTATACACAATAATGCTTTCCAAGGATGTACCAGTTTGCGTTCTGTTACTATACCTAATAGTGTAACTTATTTAGAACAACAAGCATTCCAAGATTGCTCTGGATTAAAAAGTGCAGTATTATCAAATGCACTTATCGATATAAGTGATAATATTTTCAAAAATTGTTATAATTTGGATTCATTGATAATACCAAAGGGGGTAAAAGTTATTGGTAAAAATGCTTTTCAAAATTGTTATTCTATTATTTCTCTTCAGTTACCAGTTTCAGTAACGTCTATTTTAAAAAATGGGTTTCAAAAGTGCATTGGGTTATCTAAAGTAATATTACCTGATAATGTAAATCTATTAGGAGAAGGAGTATTTCTTGATTGTTCGAATATTTCAAATATTACAATACCGTATGATCTTTCATATATTGGTATTAATCAATTTGATGGATGTAATTCATTAACGAATGCATATATATCTCTTCAAACGCGTATTTTTCCAATAGATATAAGTAATACATTAATATACAAATATATTGACCAGTCGTATAATCAAGTACCTGGAAAACTACCACACAAAATTACAATGACTGCTGTGAGTTATATAGATGTACAAGTAAATATTGATTATGGAGATACCACAACATTTGGCGTAATACCTTATTACAAATATGACACAAGTGGTTCAATATATTCATATAGAGCTACATCTATGCCTTCGACAATAAATGCAAATTATTTTTCTGGAAATACACATATTGTATCTGTATTTATTCCACTTAGTGTAATTTCTATAGCGGCTGGTGCATTCCAAGGATGCACATCTTTGGTATCTATAAGTATTTCTAGTACTGTATCAGATATTAGTGCAAATACATTTCAAGGATGTACATCATTAACATATATTTTTGCTCCAACTACAATAAAAACAATTGGACCATATGCATTTCAAGGTTGCAGTAATTTGTTATATTCTGGGATGCTAACTGATTTAAGTGGGGTTACTACCATAGGTGAGTACGCATTTAAAGACTGTTATAGTTTGACTACATCAGGGTCGAATAGAATAATATTACCTAGCAACATAACGTCCATTGGTAATAGTGCTTTTCAAGATTGTAGCGGATTAAAACTTGTAACTATAAATAGTAATATAACAACCATAAATACAAGTTTATTTCAAGGCTGCACTAGTTTGACATCAGTAATTATTTCAAATAGTATAACTACTATAAAACAAAATGCCTTCAGATATTGCGGATTAAGAATCTTACCATCTCTATCATATATAACTACTATTGAACAAAATGCGTTTCAGGGATGTACAAGTTTAACAAGTATAATTCTACCTTCTAATATAACAACAATTGGTGCAGGAGTTTTTCAGGATTGTAGTGGATTGCAATCAGTCGAAATATTTAATGCTATTATAAGTGATCGTTTATTTCAAGGATGTAGTAATTTTAATTCTTTATATACAGTTAATAATGCAACTTATATAGGAGATAGTGCATTTAAAGGATGTAGATTATTGCCGAGTACTCCATTGTTGGACAACGTAACCTATATAGGACCCAATGCATTTAAAGGATGCGCATCTATAATTTCATTAACTATTCCAAGTGGTATTACTAATATAAATGCCAGTGTTTTCCAAGATTGCATTGATTTATCGAACGTTTCTATTTCTTCTACTTGTACTTCTATTGGCCCTAGTGCATTTCAAAATTGTAGTGGATTAACTTCGTTTCCTAGTTTGAGTTTTGTTTCTTCCATAGGAACTAGTGCTTTTCAAGATTGTGCGAATTTGCGGGCTATACCAAATATAGATAATTTGACTGATATAAGTGCAAATACATTTCAAGGATGTTATAATGTAACTACATTCCCTAGTATTCCCAAAGTTAAAACGATCGGTGCCTATGCATTTCAAGGGTGTAATAGAATTACTTCTATTACCATTCCAAGCAATGTCATTTCTATAAGTAACAATGCATTTCAAGACTGCTATAGATTAACATCATTTACAATTCCTACTAGTATTTCAACTATTTCGGATAGTGTATTTCAAGGCTGTTATGGTTTTCAATCTTTCACCATTCCAAATAGTATATTGTCTATTGGAATTAGTGCATTCCAAGATTGCTCTGGATTGACAAGTATCATTGTTCCGCAAAGAGTTACGACTATAGGTTTTAGTGCATTCAAAAATTGTGACCATATGCAATCGATAACACTTCCTGGTAGTATTTTGAGTATAGGAGCAAGTGCATTTGAAGGATGTAGGGCTCTTACTTCTCTAAGTATTCCCAGTCAAGTAACTATTATTGAACCCAATTTATGCAAATCGTGTAGCTTACTAACCAATGTAATTGTTCCTAGCAATGTAACTTCTATTGGGGCAACTGCATTCCAAGGATGCTCTTCAATATCAATGTTGTTGCTTCCATCTGTATTAACCACTATAGGGGATAATGCATTTACTGGATGCACTGCTTTTAGTGCAATCAATGTTTATGCAAATATTACTACTATAGGAACTAGTATATTTGGTAATATAGCACAAGGAACCGGTTGTCCAAATCTGATAATGCGATTGGTTATACCAAATACAACTATTCCTTTGAATGAAATACCGATATATGCCTATGTAAAAACCCCTACAAATTACCCAAATATGTTGATTGATATTAAATACACTAATAACACAAATACGACAAACACTGTGACAACAGTAAATAATAATTATCAAAATACTATAACTGATCCTACTGCAGTAGCTACGTGTAATGCTATTACTCAATTAAGACGTTCTCGTGTTCCAACTACAGTTCCTATACGGTTCAATCCAGTTAGCCCATATCCTCAATATACGCAAGAACAGCTAAATATGCGTAGAAAAGCTGAAATATTACAATATAACGCCAATAATCAAAATACAAAGCAAAATGGTACTACCCAAAAACAAGCATTTTCCTATTTAGTAAATAATCCGCATATATCTGCATCTACTAATTCGCTAATAAATAGAAAAGTATGTGATCGTAACTTACTACCGATTCCAACATCATCGAGTGATGTGCCCGGTCCGATTATGGATTTATATATGGACCCGTCTATACCTTTGTATAATTATAATGATAATCGTAGTTACAATCTTTATATACAAACAGATACCCGAGAATGGAATATATTTACTTATACAGATGTGGAAATGTCTTCGACTGATGATAAAACGATAATGTCTATTTATATTCGCGATGGAATTAAAAAAGATTATACCACATTTTCATTAATAGAACCAGTTGCCATAACAGTTTCCGGCACAAATAATACGATTACCGACTACGATTTAGATTTTTCTAGAAATACAGTTTCTATAACGGTTACCCAAGTCATATTTCAAATACATTACAATAATACGCCTATACAAACAATCACTGTTAATAATCCTACCAATGCACAAACTACTAATAAGTTGTCGGTTATGTATTTAAATACCACTAATTCAGGTAGTTATCCTTTTTCTGCCAATATTTTCATAGGTAATTTGGAATTAAATGATATTTTCTTATATACACCACCGGGCATTATTTATGATATTAATATATTGGCAACAGTCGTATTAGATACTGGTAGCGCAGACTATGACGAAGATGCATATTTCAGCAATATAACATATACAGCAATCTATGATTCAACCAATAGAATAGACACGAGCAATAATTGTATAGCTTATTCCGATACTACAGATCCATATGTAACTAGTGTTGGAGGACAATAATATATTGGGTGATAGAAGTATATTATACATATAATACGTATCATATAACTAAAAAGATTTATACAGTCGGAGATACAACCGACTCTAAATCAAACTCCAATTCAGCCACATAGTTCATTGTTTTGTAATACAAATATTCAAATACTTTTATAATATTCAACACTTTTTCATAATTTTCGGAAATATGACTATGACTATAAGTGTGATAAATATAATGATCCATAATAAAATCTGGATGTTTCAAATAAATATCGTTTTCCATATTGAAATCTTGTGTAATAGTATGTATTACACGTTCCGCATCAGGTAAAACTAATGCATTTTTATATAAATGCTGTAAAACAAACACCATATTTCTATACTTAGATTTTACATCTTCTTTGTATTTTAGAAATGGGGTTTTTTCTACAATATCTACATTGTCATTTGTAACTATTGAATCAATAGGGCATTCTAAAAACGCGGTGTTTTTTGGCATATTTACATTTTCATTCGCGTTGCTACTGAAAATGTGCAGAGAACCTACGTTCTGCGAACTCCGGTTCTCACTTGTATACACTAAATAATCGGAAAATGATTTGCTAAAACTAACGGTTTTAGCCAACCATTCCAAATCTTCGACTAACTGAGTTATACAATATTTATTGTTGTGCAAGCTAACGTATTTCATAGTATCTATATCTGATACTAATTTTTGATGATAATCCATTGTTCCCGGTTGGCTCATATGCTATAAATATATAGAAAACTTTATGTTATTAATCGCATAAACTATTTTATTATATATAAAATTGATTAAAGAGAATAGTCGTAGTCATAGTACTATTCATAGTACTATTCATAGTATTTATAGCCTTATTACAAAGATGTCTCATCAAACTATACAAGATTTATTAGATGCTTATCCATATGACACCCGCGAAATCAATTTATCGCGTATGGGATTATATAGCATACCATCTTTAGAACGGTTTAGTCATTTGACCCATCTAAATATTAGCAATAACAAATTGACTGTATTACCAGAATTGCCGGCTTCTCTTATGCATTTGAATTGTTCGGAGAACAATATTACCGAAATATTCATTTTGCCAAAAAACTTGGTAGAGCTGAATTGCAATAGTAATTTATTATTAAAAATACATATGGTCCCGGATACTTTAGAAACATTAGAATGTCGATATAACCATCTTAGGACCCTCCCCCCTTTAAACCATATTACCCAATTATTTTGCGATAACAATGAACTATGGCACATTCCTAAACCAAATATTTTGGAATATATTTCTTGTAAAAACAACAGTGAAAATGTGAGCGAATACAATGAGCGTACTCTTGTTATGGAAAGAATTAACAAGAAACTATTGGACGTAGAAGGCACTCGGAATGATACATATATTGCTTATTAGGTAAGTATATTTAGGCATTTGGTGATAACGCAGGATTTAAACACATTTTTTGTGAAGGATATACTTGTCCAGACATACATTTATCGTGTTCAGATACTTCGATACATCCACGACGACCTTTGTATTCACCCACTAAACACCAAGAACTTTTTTCTTGTGAAATTGGGTTTTGAATAGGGTTTTCAGTAGTATCCGGACTAGGTATTTGGGCATTTTTTTGGCCGATTGTCGAAGTATTTAGCGTATTATCCAAGTTTTGTTGTTGTTGCTGTTGCTGTTGGACATTTGTGCCAGTCAAAATATTGCCCACGGAATGTAGGGTTCCTTCGGTAATATCAACCCCCGTTCTAGCTACATTTCCGGCGACATTTGCAGTCACATTTATAGCTGAACCAGTGACAAATCCGAACAGTGCAAGTATTTTTAGAACAAGGTTATATGCCATACCAGCAATATTTCTAAAAATGTTGCCAATACTATCATTTAGTAATATCAGAAAAATAATAACACATAAAATAATGATAATTGTTTTATTGCTAAAGCCGCCGGTATTATCTGGTGTAATAGTTGGCGACGATTGAAGCGTTTCACTAAAACTAGGGTAAACAACTGGATCAGCAGAACTCATATGTAATCTATATTATAGCGACATAGAAAAATGTTCAATTATATATACGTTTATATAATTGGTATTATTTATTAAGATATTATAAAACCAATGGGACTTTTTAGCATTATAGAAACATTCTTTTTTATTAGTTTAGGAATTACGATTATTTTGGTTGCACTACTCGTATATCATTTTAAGCAGCGAATATCTTCATTAGAACAAAAATATGAATCGTTGTTTGATATTGTTACTGGAGTAGTAAAACAGTTGAGCAATATACAATCTCAGCCATCAATGATGGACCAATTTGGCGGAATGTATCATCCACAATGGACTGGTCCAGAACATTTAGGAAATATACATATGCCTAATGAATATCCTCCTCAAATGTTTTCAGGAGAACAATTGCATTATAATGGAGTATCACAATATCCAGAACCCGCAATAAATTATTCTGTAGAAGAGGATGATGAGGAATCAGATGATGAATCAGATGATGAATCAGATGAGGACTCTGATGAGGAATCTGGCGATGAAGAATCTGGCGATGAAGAATCAGATGATGCCAAAATAATCGTATCGGATGATGACGATGAAAATGATGCACAATCCGGTGTAAAAATTATAAACTTACATATGGATGACCCCTCTATTCATATAGAAGATGTTGATATTGCTCCTATCTCACTAGATGAAACCGATGAATTATATGAATTGCCGACACAAGATGCGCAAATTGATTATTCATTAGAACAGTCAGAAGAAACTCCCATAGTTGTCAAAAAGATGGAAGACAGTTTGCCCGAACAAGCATTTGTTATAGAAAAAACTTCGGCAAAAGACTTATACAAAAAAATGACCCTCAGTAATTTGAAAGCGACCGTTATTTCTAAAGGATTATGTAGCGATCCTAGTAAAATGAAAAAAAATGAGTTATTGAAGTTATTGGAAGATGAGTAAACAAATATTGTACAATAAAATACAATAACGAATGAATAATATATGTATGGAATATATATTATTGAATATGTTTAGCAATGGTGTTGAATTGACAACTGCATATCCTCCTATTGTAGATAGACCGAAATCAATATACGGATATCAAACTCACAACCTCTATAAAGATTTTCCACCAATGATGAGTGATGGCCGGGTGATTGTTGCATCGTGGCAGCCAGAAGCGGTTTTGAATAACCACTTATTGCAAATGTCCGGTGTTACTACCAATTGGCAATATAGACAATATTTAACACATAATGCCAATGGTATTATGAGACAAGATTTGGCCGAAACAATGAATGATATTGGATATATATCACGTTATGCAGAGGCGCCTAAAACTCCTTATACCCCTCCTTATACATACAAGTCTTATTTAGATAAAACAAATGTTCCTGGCTATGAACAAACTGATTTAAAAGAATTGTATTTCTCTAAAGAAGAATTGAATGCCCGCAAAGTTGCGCCAGCAATTACCCAAGATGAATTGATTTCTAGAAGCAAGTTTATGTAATAGTATGCATTGTATAATCATATAGAATATTATAGTTCTATATGACTTTTCGTACGAGACTTCGTATCTCCCGAATATCTAATATTCATCTAGAGAACCTTGTTCTTGTTCTTCAATACTACCAATACTTTGCCCAATTTCTTCATCAACTATTTTATCAGGATCCACGTCATTATATTGCACTTTGTTTTTCAAATAAGCGGAAAAGAAAATATTGTTTTCCGTATTTGCAATACTATAGACTTCACCTACTTTGCTGCCCATAAACAATACATTTGTCAAAAATGCGGTAATTGTTTTATTGTCTAAATAGTTTTCATAAATGACAATGGCGCTTAAAATGGTATTGAATATATACACGGCTATAGCACAACATCCGATTTGTTGATAGATTTTATCGATATAGAGTATGTGTTCCCTTTTATTATCTGGTAATGCGCGAAGATGTATTGCGACACTAACTGCATCGGTAGCCTTGCTAGTATTTACATCTAAATAAGTAATCAGTCGATTTTCCCGTTTTACTTCGACTAAATACAATAGTGAAAAACTTATTAAGGTCATTAAATTGAGGATATAGATAATATAATAGGCTCCGCCTGAATACAAGTTCTCTGTAATACCACAAACGTGGTCGCCACATTTTTGCGGAACAAAAGAGAGTAATAGAGAACCCATTAATATTCTATAAAACTCCATACACAATGCCAGTAATACGGTGATTTTTTGAACAGTATCTTGGTCATTTATCTTTGAAGCCATATATTCGGTGATTCTGGTTTTAAGTTCTCCCAAACTCGGAAGTGCAATAGAGATTCTAGTAGTTGTCAATGGTTCTATAACATTTTGTATATCATTTGTTGCTAATTCATTTATTTGGACGTGGATTTCTTGTGGTTCAACCTGACTAGGTTCTTCACTTTGAATAAGTCGGCTATTGGGTTCTCCTTCTGGAGAACTATGGATGCTATTATTTAGTTCTTCCATCTATATTATTCATTTATAAAACCTAATAAACACAATTTTTTACGCACTATTATTAGTTTTTTCAATAATAATAAAAATGCAAAAGCTTATTAGTTTTGATATTGGTATAAAAAATATGGCATTTTGTCTGTTTGATATGTCAAGTTCTCCTCCAGCTATACAAAAATGGGATGTATTAAACTTGATGGACGCTGTTGAAAATACACAGCCATTATGTACGTGTCATTTAAAAGGAAAACCTGCGAAAAAAGGTGCAATAGCAAGTTCTCCTAAATTGTGTAATAAAAAGGCTAAATACGAAAAAAAGGGTATATACTATTGCGAAAAACACGCCACGGAACACGCCGAGTTTCTTATACCTCAAAAAGAACATAGTCCGCCTGCTTTGAAAAAAATGAAAAACGAAGAATTGTTGGCCATTTCGGAAAAGTATTCCATATTTAGGAAAAATACGGGGGTCGGAACTTTAGACGCATTTTGCCAACCAAACGGAATAGTTGGTGGAGAACATGTTGCTATTCCAACAACAAAAAAAGGCCTATTAGAGAGAACTCTGGCATTTTTCGAAGCAAAATGTTTCCGGGTTCTCCAAGCTCCTAAAAAGAAAACGGCCAATGAAACTGATCTCATTTCAATCGGACGTAATATGACCAGATTATTGGACGAAATGTCGGAAATAACCGATGGAACTATTACACACGTTATTTTGGAGAACCAGATATCTACTATAGCAAATCGTATGAAAACTATACAAGGTATGTTGGCCCAATATTTTATTATGCGAGGTCGTCCAGATATTGTAATAGAGTTTGTTTCTTCTTCGAATAAACTCAAAGATTTCGTGGCAGAGAAAAACACTACCTACAAACAACACAAGAAAGATGGTATTACAATATGCAGCCGTTTTCTAGAAAATAATACCAACTGGACACAGTGGTCAAGTGTATTACAAACAGCCAAGCGCGATGATTTAGCGGATTCTTTTTTACAAGGTATTTGGTATTTAAAACGTGGAAATATAATTAGTTATGCGGAGAACTTAAAAATAAATAGTGTATGATTATCATAAATAACTATGGAGGAAATTAATCTAGGATTAAGCGATTTAGAACCAATCTCTCTCAATTTCAACGATGGACCTTCTTCTTTTGGAGAACCTCCTTCTGTCAATTTTGGGGCAGGTATTGAATTATTGATGAACGACAAAAAACGTTCCAACTCTGGCGGAAATATCAACATTGATTTAGGCGATTTGGATAAATTGGAAAGTGAATTGAATGATTTGTCGGGAGCCAGTAGCGCCCCGGCGTCTTCAGGTGGGTTGTTTAGCGATAATAAGGTATTGAGTGGTTTAGGCAATATGTTTGGATTTGGTAAATCCGAACCGGCGGCATCTTCCTCTAACTACAGCAGCGATGGACCTAGTTCTAAATTGGGTTCAGCCACTGCAGAAACGGTGGGTAATACCAGTACTTGGGATGGGTTCTCCAAAATGAATGATATTCCGACGGAACATTCATCATCAAGTCGTATGTCTGACCGCGAAAAGCGCAGAAAGAAGCGTCTGATGATTAAGAAATTGGATGAGTGGTATGAAAAGGGATTAATTAAAAACAGCTCCCGTTTTACTATGGATTCTAGTTTTGAAGAAGTGGAAGATGAATACGAAACTGCATTGGAAGATAAACGTAAAAAAGATAGCACGAAGTTGATGGGTTGGTGGTTGATGACGGGTATTAACTCGATTGAATACGCCAATGCCGCATTTGACCCTTTCGGAATCAATTTAGACGGTTGGGCAGAACAAGTCAGTGAAGATATTGATAGTTATGATGAAATCTTTGCCGAATTGCACGAGAAATACAAGGGTGGAAAGATGGCCCCCGAATTGTCGCTATTGCTCAGACTCGGATTTTCCGCGGCCGTGGTCAATTTCACGAATAAGGCGCTTTCTTCAGCCACACCGGGTTTCAATGATGTTATCAAGCAAAGTCCTGAACTAATGAAGATGTTTACCGACGCAACAGTGAGTAGTATGAGTCAAGCATCTCCCGGATTTGCTATGGCAAGTAATATGATGAAAGATTCTGGGCCCCGGGGCCCGCCCCCGCCTCCACCAGTGGAGACGAAAAACCAGGGACCTATGCCCGGCCGAGGAATGCAATTTACCGAGCGCCCTTCAAATAGACCAGATATAACAGCAAGCCGGGGCGCAATGTTTATGGAAGATAGCGTGGATATGGGAAGCAATTTTGCATCGGTAAATGACCAACCTCGATCGGCTCCTGCTCCAAGACCAGAAATGCGTGGTCCGCAAAATACGGATATAGATAATATTTTAGCTGGATTGAAAACCCGGACCGTGGATATTCACGCAGCTGCGCCTTCGGCCTCGGTCTCAGCTTTAGTAGAAGATGATAGTATGATTAGTATTACATCTTTGCGCGATGCTCAAAACGGAAACTTGCCAAAACGAACCAACACAAGACGCAAACAGCGTTCGGATAAGAACGTGGTTGCATTAGATATTTAGTGGTAATGGGATATTTTCATTTGAGTTGCTCTTGAAAATATGCGGAGAACCGGAGTTCGCAGAACGTAGGTTCTCACTTGTATACTAGTAGTATAAAAAATAAAAAAGGGGTTTTATTTTTTATTTGTTTTTATAATTTTTGTATTTTTATTTGGTTTTTATTTAGGCATTTACAATAATTTTTATAGTGTTTTTATAATAATTACTAGATACTTACCTGATTAGTGATTAGTCGTCTTCCTCATCATCTTCCTCGGTAGAACTGGAGGTGCTGGCATCATCTGCCTCATCGTTTTCTCCAAATTGCGCATCAGTCTCCCATTGCTCGATGATTTTGAGCAATCGTCGTGCAACTGCATCGCCTTGGCAATTGCGGATATCGCCTTTGGTGAGTTCGGAGAAAGTTGCTGGCTCGTATTTGGTATTGTGGATGAGCTTATGTACATACCATCCGATGGCCTCGTGAATATGTCCATTTGTCACCCAATAACAAGCAGCTAATCCTAGAACTCCACTCAACTTACCATAGCACTTCTTGGGCTTAGCCGTAATTCCGTCGATTACTTCGTGCAGCATTGCAAAGTAGGCCTTGAAGAACTCAACGATTCTTGCATTTTGGGGAGCAGTAAATACCGTGCTGAGGTAGCGGTAGTTCTGTTCATACGATGTTGTAATGCGAGCGGTTTGATCGGTAGATATAGCCAAGATTGCACCGACCATATCGCTGAGACCTTTGCGAGTTTTACCAGAGCCAATTGGGCCGATGAACTTGTTGATGTCGTCGCGCAATTCAGGGTGAGACTTCACTTCGTTCAAGCTGCGCAAGACTGGGGTGGTCATACGAGAGTGAAACTTGTCATTGTCGCCCAGCGGTTTTCCGCTGTTCAAACGGTTGAAAATCTCGGCAATCTCATCGTGGGTAATCTGGCGGCCAGAGAATACTTCCAGGGTAACTTGGTAGTTTCGGAAGCTCTGTTGCATCTGAGCAGTTAGTTCGCTAAACTTGCGTCCATTTCCGATCGCATCAGGGCTTTGTTCGCAAGCAAACTCGTCCATCAAGTATTCTTGTAGGGCAGTCATACGAGTTTGACCATCTTCGATATCGCAAAACTCCACCACATCTAGACCACTGTTTTGCAGTTGGCGAATTGCAATAATGGCGTGAATTGGATAGTTGCGCAAGACGGAATCGACCAATTTCTGCTTTTTCGCTAGAGGCCACGAAGGAAATCGTTGATGATCTGGAATGCGATACATAGTGTCAGCAGCTACTGGCGTATCATCGGTTCCACGTGCAGTAAAGAACTCGGGTGAAATGATAGTGTAAAGAGGTTCTTGAGAAACGGTTCTTCTTAGAGACATTTTTAAAATAGCGGGTTTAAATAATAGCGGGTATAGGGATTGATAGTAATCAAATTGTATTAAATCTGACATACATAAATTATAAAAAAAGTATTTCAATTTTCTGTTGGCTCCATAGGAGCCAGCACAAATCATCAATTCGAATGAATACCTCACAATACAAATATTTATGGCGAACCACTACTACAAATGTTTGATATAGCACATTTTAGGACAGATTCTGAACTGGCCAGTTGATTAAAGGTATCCGCTAGCTTCCGATCACCCGGCTTATTGTGCAATACACATAATAATTCCACGAGTTTTTCTCGGGTATCATATTCATCCAAGTTATAGGTAAAGCTAGCCATAGGTGATGAGGTCGGTGGGGTATATGTAGCCAAAGATTGGTCGGCCGTTTTACGATTTTTCGGTACATCTGTGTCATAGAATCCATTTTCCGTCTTCATTTTCGCGAAATATTTATCCGTTATGTGCAATATATTCCATCGGATAAGATCGTGGAAAGGGCGGTCATCCGACGTGGTTTTTGCCTTGTCACTATTCAAATAGGTGTCGCTATTGCGGTTATACATAATTGCTCCACGAAATGCCGCATAACGAGTTCTATGACTACTCCATTTGGACCACTTTAGTCGCAATTTTTCGGGGTTGGTTTTAATAATTCCACCACCTTCTACAATGCGATATGTGTCATATCCCATTTTAGGGTTGATATTGCGGCTATCGGTAGAACAGTAAATGGTTATATTGGACCGGAACATATAATTGGATTGGATAGATGTTATTTTGTCGGGTTTCAAAATACTGGCGTCTTTTCTAAATACATCTTTTCCATTTGATGGTTCGCTTTCATACCAAATGCCGTACTTTTCGTATAAGACACGGAGTTTTTTCGTAGCCATTGATTCGTATATATGGAGGACCGCGGTTTCTTTGTAATTTGCTAAATCGGTACTGGGGGCGATTTTTTTGTTGGCCAGTAATTCGCCATCTTTATAGACAATGAAATAAATGGGACACGTTTCATCGATTTTTATGTATTTTTTGCACAGACGTTTGTATAAACCATCCACTTTGAATTGATATTCTCCTGGATTATATGGTTCTTCATCTGGATTATAAGATACATCTATAATACTTTCAGCCACTTCTTGTGTCCTGTATGGCTCGGTAATATTTTCGCAAATCAATTCCGTTCCAGTGTAATAGTCTGGGTCCAATTGAAAATCCACATTTTCTCTGGAATATTCTACGGCTTCAATAATCGAGTTTTTCACTATAGATTTATCCACATCCCATAGTGACATTTCATTTGGGCCACTATTGGTTTTTGTTTTGTAGGTTATTTTTCTAGCTAGCAACATATTTTTCAGTTTTCCGCCAATACCATATTCACTATAACCAGTGCTTTCTTTGGATGAATGGTGAAACAGCTTGAACATTTCTTTGGATTGCATATTGTGTATTCCCGTAAATCCTGTTGCCATATCTCGGACTTTCATACATACTAAGGTATCATCTTGTATATAGTTGATGACTTCGATTTTACTTTTGATATCGGGGTTTATTTTTTTAGCCAACCGAATCGCTTCTTGGGCATTTGCAATTTGTTCGCTATAGACATCTTCTAAAGGTGAGTTGGATTTTCGTTCCGCATTGACATATCCACATACATCCATATCAATGTTTTTGCTAGTAGCCATCGGATAGTAATTAGTTTGGTTATTACATATATTATGGAGTAATCTTTAAGCACATTTTCAAAAAAGTTAGTTTTCGGTATATAAAATTGCAAGGGTAAAAACCACCAAAGGTGGTTTCCACAAAATTGAAATACTACCCTCTACTATCAGTGTATGTATAACTATAGACGCTATTACTTACTATACAATGTCGGCCAATGAAGAAAATAATGATGATGTTATTATGTGCGAAGACGGCACGCAAACATATGAAGCATATGTAATGCTAAAAGTTCAACGTGAAATGCAAATGATGCCTATTACTCGCCAAACGCCCGAATATTTTGATATATTGAAACGGGTGAATAAGTATTTACACAAACATTGTCGGCACAATATAGTTGAAGATTTGATTGATATTGACCCAGACAGAAGTCGTGCAATTACCTATTGTACAATTTGCGGAAATACTTTGTAGATAATGTACGACATATACTCCTCTGTTATTATATATATAATGGAAAAGGTGGGTAATCTTAATAATGTTTTAAAAACAACCGTATATTTATCATTGTTTGTTCAATTTATAACTGGAATTATAGACATTTACTTTTATTTTATACCAGTTGTAGGAGAACTTGCAATTATAAAAAAAATGTTGGAATTGGAAATATTTGTGCAACTCATTGAAGGCGCATTTTATGTATGGTTCGCATCCATTTTTTCTTTTGTGAAAAATGTTACACCTAATAGATACTATGATTGGGCTATAACAACTCCTACAATGTTATTTACTTTTTGTTTGTATTTGGATTATTTAGGAGAACGTGAAAGAGAAAAAGAAAATCTTGCACCATTAATAGAAAAATCGGATGATATTCATAAAAAACCATCTGTCAAAAATAGCACTCTTGTGGAATATTTTAAACAAAACTGGGGAGTATTTTTGCCAATCTTCTTTTTGAATTGGATGATGTTGATTTTCGGATATTTAGGAGAAATAGGAGAACTGGATAATACAACGGCGGTTTTGTGTGGATTCTTGCCATTTACAACATATTTCATAATTATTTATGACAAGTTTGCTAAATATTCGTCATTTTATGGAAAAGTCTTGTATTGGATTTTCTTCAAAGTATGGGCATTATATGGATTTGCGGCATTGGGGTCCTATTACTGGAAAAACATTGCATACAATATATTGGATTTATTCGCCAAAAACTTCTTTGGAATAGTATTGGCATACACATTGTACATAAATATAGTGTAAATAGGGGTGGCACAAATATTATTTGATATATCTATTCAAATAATATTATTTATTGACCAATGGTGGAATCAGTTCCGGTGATATTTCCCCCCCGGGTAGACAACAACTTGGCATCTTCTTGACTCAAACACAATGGTCCAAGAGACTTGGAATATCCACTGCTTTTGCCAAAGCATTGTGGGCCAGATGGGGTGCTTCCGTATCGGTCCAACACCTCAGATGAACCAAAGGGAGCCGGTTGCAGTGCAAATCCTTCTACCATCTTAGGATCCTTTTTTTCGCCACTTGCAGACCCAGATCCACTTGCAGACCCAGATCCACTTGCAGACCCAGATCCACTTGCAGATCCAGATCCACTTGCAGATCCAGATCCATTAATTTCCTTTATAGCATTATCAAACTCTTCACTAGTTAATGGTTTAGGTAAATTAGCCATACCCTCGTATTTATACATATTACTAAATAATGTATCTCTAGAATAGGGAACAACTGAATTAGATGACGTAATCATCACAATCGCTACAACTAATATGACAATTAATATGATATGAATACCTCTAAGCTTCATTATATAAATAATTCATAGATAAAAAATAGCCATTATATTATTGCTAAAAGGGTGATAATACTTCCCGAATATTATTTGATTGGGCATCTATTTCATTTTCTGATTCACTATCTGATTCATCATCTGATGACTCGTCGTCTATATCATCATTTTTTTTATAGCCTAATATTGATGTTCTCCATTTTTCCATTTTAGTTCGTATGTCTTTGAATTGGTCTGTATTCATAAATACATAAAACAATCCAAACAATATGGTAAAAATACCAATTGCTATATAATGGGTTTTTGCAGAAGCATTCAGTATAGAAATTGGTTCTTTTGATGACATATAATATATATATTAGTGATTTTTATATAATACTTATTAAAACATATAAAAAAACGCTTAAATACTATATATCAATGAACGCCGAGGACAAGCTAAATCTTAAAAATCTATTGGATAATTCGGATTGTGAAAATAATACGGACAATATTCGCAAATTGAAACACAGTATTCGTATTCGCGATGATATACGGTCATTGGAACTATTGAAGCGCAATGAGAGGGCATTGATGGCGACTGACCCGGCTGCTTTTTTGGAGTTGTGTCAAACTAAAGCCCTATTTCTTTTTTCGAATTATACTGATATTTTCAACAAGGTTTTAAAAGATGAATTGGATTTAGACATTATGTCTAAAGTTCTCCAAGTTTTGAAATTGATTGAAGACGGACAAGTGGATCAACACGAAGGGTCGGTTTTAGTAGGCAAATTGTTGAAGGAATTGTATGTTGATTCTGCATTGCGCAGAGGCGAAAACTTGGACAAAGAATATGCGTCACAAAAAGTGGAACCTAATTTGGGCAAAAACATTAGTTGGAAGGAATATAAACAACTGGATTTTATGAAGCCAACTGTGTCTAAATAATGAGGGAAGAGTCGAAGGTACCGTAGACTCTGACCCATTTTCCTTTGGCTGTGCCAAACGTAGTAAGAAGGAAAATGCTATATCTACCGACTTAGTCTTCGTGTAGAGTCATACGCATACTATTTAACCCGGCCTCATTTTTTAATACCGAGTTTTGCGAAGAATGATTTAGGCATTCTTCAGCCATTTTCATAGTTTTTATATATTTAGGCTGAACCGAATGTTGTTGTATAAATCGTATATAAGCATCCACATTTTGTTGTGTTTTTTGGAAATTGAATGAACCGCGATTGTGTATCATAGTCCATTCCACGAAATCGTTGGCAAAAAACAACAATATGGATTTCACAATATAATACGAAAAAAGGGAGGTTTCTTCTTTGTATAAAGTGGCAACTCTTTCTTTGGATCCAGTAGCAATATCTTCATATGTTAAACCACTATGTTTCAATACTTTAGCACATTGCAATAGTGAGAACGTGATTTCATATATCAATATATCTCGGACCTTTGATATAAACTTGTCGATGTTCTCCCATTTAGGCGAATGAACCATTTGAAAATGTACCAAAAAACAAATATGTATTATTTCTGCCCAAATCTCGGTATAGCTTTCGTATAACCTCACATCACCAGTTATACCGAATATTTGGTTTATTTTTTCATTGGCCGGTCCGTTCTCCATTGTTGAAAAGTCGAGTCCATACGAGTGAAATGTTTCGTGGATAAATACTTTGAACCATTCTTCTTCTCTATACAAATGTATTTCCGTATTGGATGTGCAAGAAGTAGTAAAGGCAGTATTTGCGTGGGTTCTCCCCAATGCAACATTGGGGTCGGACGGTAACTGTTTTTTTTCGTGCGTCAAATATATATATATAGACAATTTTTTCACGCAATTTGTGCTTGCAAATTGTGATATAACAGTGAGCCATATGTATATTTTTTTCAAATACTCGGTCCATTTTTTGGCCGAATGGGATTTATGTGAGTCCGCAAAAAAAGAAACAAAAATGTCCCGACCACCGATATTCATTTGGAATGTTTTTTGTTGGCTAAGGGTGGATTCAATAATTCGTATAAAGTTTCCTGGAATATCGTTGTATAATTGTCCTTTAGAAAGATTTTCTATTTCTATAATTTCTGGATGATTGTTATGCCATTCAATATGTGCATTTCGTATTAATTCGTGTATGTTTTGCAATATACTAGATTGCGAAGATGTAAAACGAAACGTTCTCGCAATTTCGTTATATGGTTCTTTGCAATTGTGATCAATGAATGTTTTCAATTCACTAGTAATCTGTTTCATTATATATTAAAGATGGATAAAAATATTTGGATAAACATATTTGGATAAAAATATTTGGATACTTGCACATAGTGAAACGGTTATACTAGTTTATAAAATTGAATAAAAACTTAGAAACAAAGTATGTTCTAAACTATACAACAACATTACGATCATTATTTTGTTATAATAAAAATGGGTATTCACAATTTAAACAAGTTCTTGATGGAAAAATGCAAAAAATCCAATATACGAAAAACACATTTATCGGAATTATCTGGGAAAACAATTGCTATAGATACGAGTATTTATTTGTACAAGTTTATGGCCGATAATACATTGACCGAACATTTCTATTTGATGATTTCGTTATTTAGGAATTACAATATTGTTCCTATATTTGTTTTCGATGGAAAACCGCCGAAAGAAAAACGGGAATTGTTATTGAAACGCCGGCAACATCGCAAAGAATCCGAAGAGCAATACAATAAATTGAAGGAAGAATATGATGCATTGGCCGATAGTTCGGATGAAAAAGTCGAATTACGGAAAGAATTGGATTTGCTGAAGCGGGAATCAACCAGTATTTCCTATGACAATTTAGCAACAACAAAGGCTTTAATTAGTGCATATGGCGCAAAATATGAACAGGCGGAAGGGGAAGCTGACGTATTATGTGTGCAATTGGTTCAATCGGGAAAAGCGTGGGGGTGTATGAGCGATGATATGGATATGTTTGTTTATGGATGTCCTAGGGTATTTAGGCATTTTAGTTTGGTGAATCACAATGTTATTGCCTATGATTTTTCGGCAATGTTGGGCGATTTGGATATGGATATACAAACATTTAGGGAAATCGCGGTTTTATCTGGAACGGATTACAATTGCGACAACAAAACATCTTTAGGCGAAACTGTTGCTTTATATGAAAAATACAAAAAATCGGAGGATAAGGATCGCGGGTTCTATGATTGGGTATTACACAACTCAAATTATATAATAGATTATCCGATTTTGTTGTCTATTGTAAAAATGTTTGATGTGGCCAACTATAAAGATAATTTAGCAATATTGGATAAAATCGACCAAGTTTCCTTTGAAGAAATAGATATGCCAGTTTTACGCGAGATTTTAGAAAAAGATGGATTTGTCTTTGTGCAATAGTTTGAATTATTTAGGAACAATAAAAAAGGGGTTTCTTTTTTTATTGTTTTTATTGGTTTTATGTTTTTTATGGGTTTTTATAGATTATTTAGGCAAATATACTTTTTATGGATTTTTGTAGATTATTTAGGCAATTATACTTTTTATGGATTTTTGTAGATTATTTAGGCAATTATACTTTTTATGGATTTTTGTAGATTATTTAGGCATATTTTCTTACACGTTTTCGGAAATAAGGGTGAGTTCGTCCATAGTCATTGGACCACCATCGGCTGGTTCCTCCTTCCAATAGCCTCTGGAATCGCCCACGTCGCCGGCTGCGCATCTTGCTGCCATCAACTCGAACCCCATATCAACCAAGTGCTCGCAATTGGCGCTATATCTGTTATTTAGAGCAATGTTCTCATAACTTAGAACATCTTCTCTATCACGACTTTCTTCAAGAAGTTGCTCCAACTCGGCAATCTTGGCGTCTTTTTCAGCGAGCTGTTTCTCCAAGCGCTTGTAGTTATCTACCAGCTGATGGATGTTCATTTGCTCGGCTTCAAGCTCTGACACCTCGGCAATAGGCGCCCGGTTCATTTTGAGCGTAATGTAGCGTTGAAATGAGCGATTGTTTGAGCTATAGAATGATTCAAATGGTGTAGGTCCATATAAGCGATACTCACCTCCTGCTGCCAATTTCATTCGAAGTCTTGTAGCATATGACCCCCAACTTTCGAAATGCACAAACGCGCATCGCACGTGACCACCGCTACGGTGCGGTCTGGTTGCAATATCGACGCGTTTGACTTTTCCCAAAGGAAACTGGATTTCGAATAAATATTTCAGGTCGGATTCGCTGCATACTTTGCAGCCATTGAGCATCAAGTCTTCTGGCACATTGGGAATATAAATACTAGTAAAAGTCATAGCCTCGGTAATATCATACCCTTCCTCGGAAATAATGCGTTCTGATTGAAATGCTGACATTGTTGTTGTATAAATATAGTGAATAGTGTTTAAATAAGTTTGATAAATAATAATGGGAGTTCAAGAATTGCCTTACCCTATAAATATAAAATGTATTTCAATTTTCTGGCGGATCCGGTGGATCCACCAGAAATAATCAATCTTACAAACGGGTTGTCAGAATCCATAGTTTTCTATATACGCTGACAATAAAATTGAAATAGTATAATTGAGTATTTGGTATGGTATTTCATACAATCAATCAAAACAATGACTACTATATCAGAGAACCGTATTTGTGCCCAAACAGTCAGCGCAAACGTGCATTACAAAACCGGATTTTTAGACTATGAAGTGGAAAAACTGGTAGATATAAAGTCTGAACGCCGCTATTTCAAAAATAGTGACAATTATATTCGCGGGTTTATTGAGCATATGAAAACACATATCATCAAAAAGCTCCCCAATTTGAGCTTGGTACAAATATACTTGGCTATCCTAGATGAAAGCAATATACTTATTCGTTTTATGATTAAAATATCAACTATGATGCAAGACATATTAAAGGTCAATCGAAAATTGACGTTTAAACAATCAATATTTGTGTATATCACATATGAAAACAATTTGGTATTTAGTGGAATTATTGATTTTGCAGGAATCCCTTGAATAATTAGTACTTCAATAACTCATAATTTTTTAACTTTATAAGCAACTGGTTTTCTGTAATGAATATTAACATTACCTTCATTTTTGTATCTTTCAATCCAACGCATTAAACTTCTTGGAGTGCCTTTGAATATTTTACAAACATCTTCTTGTGTTTTATCTTCAACTAAATAATATTGAACCGCTGTTAATTTATAATCAATACTTTTATGTCTTGGCATATATATTATTATTTTTTAATATTTTAAATAATATTATATATTATATAATGGCAGGAAAAAAACGCTCTGGATTAGCAAATGATAGAAGAGCTTATGGATGTGGTAGATGTTACACTCCTACTCCTAGTCCTACTCCTACTCCTTGTATTCCCGTCGCAATTGATATTGGGAGTATTGCTACAAATGATGGTGAAGACACTTATACATTAAATGGCAACTACACTATTACTGCGTGTCAAATATTAAATATACCCGTTGGTACTACACTTCAGATTACTGGAGGTAAAACATTAACGAATGTGGGTATAATCAACAACAGCGGCACATTCAACAACAGCGGCTATAACTATATCTACAACACCGCCGGCAGCGGCATAATCAACAACAGCGGCACATTCAACAACAGCGGTGCTATCTACAACACCGCCGGCGGCGGCACAATCAACAACAGCGGAACAATCAACAACAATTCGGGCGGAGAGATCTACAACGAGAATGACGTCTGCACAATCAACAACATCGGCACAATCAACAACATCGGCTCTATCTACAACAGCAAAGGCACAATCAACAACAATTCGGGCGGCTTTATATATACTTATGGGGGCGGTGCACTCTATAATGTCGTTGGGGCAATAGTCGACAACAATGCGGGCGGCACGATTAGTACTTCAAATGGGGGAGCTTGTGGAGCTGGATCATTCGTTGGTAATGGCACCTTCAATAATTATGGGACAATTAACACAAATTGCCCGCCGTAATATACTATAGAGTGATGTGTTATTATCTATAAAATCGGCGTTTGAAATGTAAAAAGGTTTAAATGTCCAAAGGTGTAAAAATAAAAAACTACTAATTATTTTTAATTACAAAACAAATCATACAAATATATGAAAATGTGAATATACGAAAATATAATTATACGAGGTCATCATCTCCTAACGCATCACTAGTTGATCGAATAACCTCCAACATCCTAGGAGAAGCATAGTCGTCTTGTGTTCCGCACGAAATATTGTGACTCAGTATATCGGTTTCGTCTCCGGCAAAGATTGCAGTGCAAGCACCGGGCCTATTAGGAAATGGAGTTGGTGGAGGTAGAACCGTTGAGGCATTATTCGGGTATAAAGTGGGCAAAAGCTGCGATTCTTCTAGGTCGTCGTCGCCAAGTGGCCAAGTTGGTAGGGTCATAGTAGGTTGGTTGTTATAGCCCATATCGTCGATATTGCTAGGAGTATAGACATTTTGCGTTCCTTGCGTCCGTTGTCTAGCCATTGTATATAAGCGCCCATTATTGTGGTCAAAACTGCGCCGGGCAATATAGAGGTCATCCATCAATGCTGCCAAGAATGTATTCGGTTCAGTTTCTCCGTATGTTGCGACTTTGTAATCACGTATTTGGCGATAGAGTGTCAAGATTTTTTCCTTGAGTACATTCACTTTCTCGTAATATTTTTCTGACTTTTTTCTGGGAGAAAACCAACAAGTTGGTAATCCGTTATGTAGTCTAGCTTCGTCTTCATTGGAATCTTCATCGTCATCCAAATGTGCAACTTCATATAGCAATTCCAGCGTCTTGAAACGCAAAGCGTGTTCTTTAAACTCATTTGCATCAATTTCGCCATTTTCTTCATTAATGAGATGAGGCATAGGGTCAAAATCATCCAATTTAATAAACTCGCATTGTTCATCGTCCAATGTACATTGTCGCCCGTGGATTTCGCCGCATACAATTTCCACTGGTTGAGTTGTTCTCACATAATATGATTTCTTCAGGCCACTAGCCAAATTGCCAATAGTGAGAGTAGAGGACCACGTGTTGGTTTTCCAGCAATAAATATCCGCATCCCGCAATAGCACTACTAATCCTTCCACATATCTGTATAGCACATTATGAATGTATTCGCCATATACAATACCTGCTTTTTCCAATTCAGCGATAAATGCATATTCGCAAAATGGCTTGTCGCCGATGTCCATCAGGGTTTTCGAGTCGTGGTCTTGTCCAAATCCAAACACAATAGTGTCATATTGCGCATCTACGGTATTCACAATTTTCTTGGACGAATTGTTGCACGTATCATTGCCGTCGGTTAGCAAGAAATGCAGGAGTTTGTTTGTAGGAAACTTGGTTAAACGCTCGGCCATTTGCTTTTTAGTGTTTTCCAAAGGAAGAACCAGATTTGTTTGGCCTCTAGGATAAATTGCGTTTATTTTTGCAATATATTCTTCGACATTTTCAGGAGTGATACGCACAAAATCAAATACTAAATATATTGAGTGGTCGAATGCTTCTATACTTACATTGAATGTGATATGACCATAAGATGCAAATAGGCGCAAAATGTTGGCGAGTACGTGTTTAATATGTTGTAATTTAGTGCGTCCATCCATACAGGGATCTGACATTGAGCCGGAACAATCGACATCAAACTTTACGTCCCAAGTATGAGGGAGTGCTTCCTTGTCAGGTGTAGATATTTCTAGAACACCGAATTGATATTGCGGGGATTCACTTGGTGACACCGAGGGAGGAGTCGGAGGCAACTTAGACTCCGACCCAGATTCCGTTGGCTTTGCTATAGAATCTGGAAATAGATCAACCGGCAACGTAGTTCCGGGAGGGGTAAATTGAAGGATAGACAACATAGTAGATTGGATTTGAGCCGACATTGTTTGATAAAGCGGGTTGGTAAATAATAAAGGTTAATAAGTAATTGATAGATGTTTCTATATATGTTTCAGAATCAATTTTCTGTTACTTGGTAATATTTAGTGAATGACTACTTCTGCATCATATATTCTATCCAAGTCAATGTATATTTTCACAACACTAGTAGTCATACATTTCCCTATGTAATAACTAAATGTAGATCCAGTAGCTTGGTTAATATTAAAGTTTCCAATGAAAATATTATTGCAACATTTCGATACTAAAAAATCAACTATAGCATCTTTTTCTCTTTCATTAAAAAACTTGGTAATAAATCTATAATTATAATTATTGCTATTCAAATAATCAATAACGCCATTTGAAAAAGAATGTGATAATATTATGTTTTCATCATTTTTATCTAAATAATTCTCTATTAAATAAATGTATTTTTGTTCCAAATATGTTCTATAGTCATTTTGGGACATATTGTTTTGTCTAGACCAATGAATAATACCATCATCTTCTAACCGTAAATGTATAATATTGATTTTTTTACCACTGGGTATTTGATTTAGTAAAAGTCCCGCTTTATATATGAAATCATCAGTATATGTTATGTTTGTCAATATTTTTTCAAACATATTATTGTTGAATGCATCTATCCAGCCAAATGTATAGTTATATGGCCCGTCAAAATCAATTACAATATCCGATGTCAAATATTCATTGTATATTTCTTCTATTATATGTTCATTTACTTTGTATTTTAGTATAACATTTTTTATTAATCCGGGGGAAGGGTCGCCGTTTATATTGTTGAAACAACAATCTTTAGGAATAAATAAGGTATTATTTTTAACATATTGTTGTATAATACAATCCGTTAAATCTATATAACTTGCATTGACACCATATAATACAGATAGGAGTTCAAAACTTGCATTTTCCTTTTTACTATGTAATCCGGAAAATGGGTCAGAGTCTACGGTACCTCCGACTCTTCCCTCATTTTCCTTCGTAGAACTTCGGAAAATGTGCGAAAACCTTTCGTTCTCCGAACTCCGGGTTTCTCTTGCAGTTGTTTTATCTACTATTACAAGGTCATAGTTCTCCTTTAAAAAAACATTCATTGTATTTAGATTGAATATAGAACTGATTGGTGTATAGGCAGTTTTTTTAATATCGTTAAGAAACTGATCCACCACAACCACTTTATGTCCTTCTTTATAAGCATTTATTATACTGGTTATCAAACAAAATAATTGGTTTGTTAATCCAGCACCTTGTACTCCAATTTTTGAATAATACATATAACTTATACTAAATGATTTATATGAATAAATAAACGTAATGCATATAAACAAATAAATCTATAATTGCACATACCAAAATGGGATATTACAATCACAATGAAAATCAATATGTAAGGTTATATAACGATTGGTTGCCGGTTTTTGTTACTACAAGTTCTATAGTAGGCATTTTAACCGGATTATGCACAGCGACGAATCATCATACGAAAGAAATGTTTCCAATTATTATGGGTTATTCAAGTTTAGGATTAATTACCGGTATTACTTTTCCGGTTTCTTTTCCTTTGCTTGGTGGATATGTGTTATACAAATATCATAAATAATATATTTTACTTAGCAGTGTATAATATATTATAGACCTTTTACTTAGTAACCAATTTACGACGCACTTCCATTAATGGAATATCTATAATATTACCGGCGGAACCGCGTGAGAAATGAACCAATTTCGATTTTCGGGTTGCCAACAATACTTGTTTTACATCTTCATTTTGAGAGAACTTGGCCGCTATAGCGATTTTACGCACTTCTTCCGCATCATAGTTTTCATCGGGGTGTATAGCCTTGGCTCGCAATACAATTTCCTTGGCTTTTCCTCCTTCTTCCGATTTTTTCTTCAATTTACCGCTTTCTCCGGCAGCTTTAGCATATTCTACATCTTTTGCTATATCACTCTCAGATTCTATGGAAAATGATTTATAAAAGTCGGGGAATCCGCCCTTGAACTTGGCGGCTTGTATGTAATGTTCCGCCGACATCCATTTGAGATTATCTATAGAGAGAACCACCCCGGGCCAAGTATCATCTAACATACGGCGCCATTCTTTCGTTTTTGCTAAATCCGAAAATTGCGGGATTTTATCCACGGGGATTTTTTCACCGGATCCTTTTCCTGGTTTAGCAGATAATTCGGAGTTTTGGTGGAACATAAAAATGGTATCTTCATCATATAAATCTTTGTTTAGTTCATCGGCGTCTTGTTCTTCTTCCGACTTTTTCGGATTACCGGTATCTGGGTGAATACCTTGTTTGGCCTTAAAATTGCGGAAATCTTCGATTAAATAAAATGAGCCCGAGTTTCGCTCTAAACATTTATTGACAATGAGAACTTTGATGCCATAGGGTATTTCTCGGAATGTAAAAATACGCTTGTTTTTGTATGTAATGAGACGGTAATGGTTTCCGCTATAGGTAACCATAATATAGTGTTCAGGGTTGAAAACCCCGCGGTCTTGTATTTGTTTGTTTATTTCACCGCAATTCAATACACTATGCATTGCTTTGTCATTGTATGCCATTTCGGACATAATAATGACCTTGATATTAAGCAATCGCTCAATGGTTGATATAGCCCAAGCATCGGCCCAAAAACTGGGGGTTTGTACATACTCACGGTATTGGTCAATGGTTTTTATATTTCTCATATAACCCACATAGGTGTTTTGCTCTTGTTCTACGGTAGATTTTTCCTTTTGTATTTCTTTACTTTCTTTAGCCAATTCTTTGCCACGTTCCAATATTTCTTCACGCTCGGCCGGGGTCGCCTTCTTAATGCGCTTTTTGTATTCGGCATTTTCCTTTTTGATTGCATCTAAACGCTGGTCTAGTGTATTGATGTTGTTTTGATATAGCTCAAACAACTCCAATTGGTCGGTGAAAATGCGTTCGGGCATTTCTCTTGCCAAAGCAGTGCGTTGTTTATCCACAGTTGTTTTATATCCAATTTGTCTTAGCGCTTCGCGCACACTGGCGAAAAAACAATCGCCATTGGATTCTACTTCCACGATTTCGTAATTTGGGTTTTTCATATACTTTTGAATCCACGGCTGTTTCGCACTTTCTTTGAAACCGGCCTTTATTTCTTTGTCATCTTGTTCATCTTCTTCTTTTAATAGTGCTGGTTGTTGGAAGTCTTCATCTATTTCTATTAGTCCATTTTTGGTTTTTTCTTTTAATGATTTTGCTTGTTCAGAATGTACTGAATCGGGAACTTTTAAACTAATATGGTCGTCTTCGTCTTCGTCTTCAGATACTTCTCCTTCTTCTCGTTCGAGAGAACTGGCGTTGCCGATTTCACCCTTTTCCATAGGTCTAGAAGATTTCAAATGGTCATCTTCTTCGTCTTGCTCATCTGCTTTTTCTAGTTCTTTCATAGGGACTGCTTTTGGTTTCAACGCTTTATCTAAGAAACTGGCATTTACAAAACTATACATTAATGGTTCTTCCAACATATTTAAATCTACGTCGCCATCATCGTCTAAAATATTCAAGGCTTTGTTGGATTGCAATTCAAATACGCCGATTTGTGCTTTGATCCGGTTTTCATTTAATAAATAAATGGGGTAATACAATACATTTTTACTAGAATACGTGTATTTCTGTTTTCCTAATACAAACTTTACTGGTCGGTCTTCAATTTCCATTTCATAAACAACCGATGAAGTACCCAAATCACCATCTTCTATTGCTCGATTTTCCTTATAATTTATAGCGTCATTCAATTTAGAAGAAACCATTGTCTAAATAGGTGTTATATACTATGCGCAGTTTTTTATATTTATTCATAAGTATTTGAAATAAATCATTATGAATAATCATATCAAACTCTTTCGAACTACGTTCTACAGAGTTTTCTTGATATCCTACTGCTGCGCATCCTGATATCTTCGCATTTATTGGGCAAACAATTTATACAATTACGCATTAGGTAAGACCTTTTCCACTAAATCTTTGTATTTGAAAATGGTGCGACTGGACAACCCTGGCTTCTCCTTCATTTTGAATGCCGCAAACATATGAATATTTGGCAAAATGCTGTTTTTCCATACGTCTTCGTCTTTTAGCAAGTTGGCGCCCATACTGACCATCAAAAAGATGTTTTCCGTGATTTCTTCAACTTCACTAGTCTTACTAGCATCTTCAATGTATCCTATAGCAATGGTTTGGAATTGGTTGAAAATATTTAAAACTACTTCGGCTGACAAAACCCCGTTCGCATACAAATTCATAATAAAAGTCGATGTTGCGCGACGTTTGTCGTTTTTCTTGTTGTTTTCGCAAAAGCCGTCATAGTCTTTGTTTTGATCCACCACTTTGACTTCCTGAATACTTTCCACATATTTTTCGATCAGTGGCATAATCACAGCATTGAATACTGGATATGTCTCAATCAATTCTTTGTATAACTTGGCATATAACTCCGAATAAAACTTGTTGGCACACCCGGTTTCAAAAATGAAATTGACGATTTTTTGTATATCCGATTCTTGTTCTTCTGAGTGTTCATCGCCGTAATTTCCCATAATTTCCTTAATGGTATTCATAATATTGGTTTTCAGATTTTCATATGTTTTTGTGGAAATCTTATTCAAATGATTACGCAATTCACTTAACAATTTATCAATACCTTCTCTAGCCACTGGAATAACTGTGGCCTTTAGAGTAGGAAGAGTTTCCCATTGGTCTTCCATACGACGAAGAGTAGCTTGCGAAACGTGACGGCGTTTATTTCCGCCACCACCACCAACAGAAGCACGACTTTTTTCATATCCACTATTTGTTGAACTTGCGGTAACACTAGGTAAGTTTAATTCGCGTTCCAATTTGCTAATAACCTGCAATACAGTTCCTGGTAAACTGTATTGCGTAGTCGCAATAGAAAATCGATGAAAATCGTCAAGGCTGTAATAACAAGTTGCCATTATATACTATATACCATTATAGTTTTCTGTTTATATACTTTTTTGATAATATATTTTATTTGCACTACTTTCTTTGTAATGAGAATATATACAATTGATGCAAAATATAGCACACTCAGGTAATTTAGTAAAAATATTTCCTGGAAAGTTTCGTCCAATTATTTCTCCATCTAAACAAAAAGTAATTGTATTTGATTTAGATGAAACATTGGGCTATTTTTCCGATTTAGTGTCTTTATGGTATGTTATTGCTTTAAAAAAGACCCAGCAAAACTTTAATGCATTATTAGACCAATACCCGGAGTTTTTGCGATATGGTATATTGACTATATTGGAATACTTGTATCACAAAAAACACGCGGGGAAATGTTATAAATTATATTTATATACAAACAATAAATATTCACCTGAAATACCGCGCTATATAGCTAAATATTTCGATTATAAAATGGGGGTTTATAGAGATATGGATGATTTGACAAAAACCCATTTATTTGATCAAGTTATATGTGCATTTAAAGTAGGCAATCGTATTATTGAACCGTGCAGAACCACCCATAAGAAAACGCATAGTGATTTTATCCGATGCACATTATTACCTAAAAATACGGAAATATGTTTTATAGATGATGTATATCACAACCGGATGAATCATCACAAAATATATTACATACAACCATCGGAATATTATCACAATTTGAAAAAAGACGAAATTATTAATCGTGCGTGTGCATTTATGCCAGATGTGTATAAACGCGATTATTTGCAATACTTGTTTAATAATAATCATAATAAACCACACGCCAGCAATGAAACCAATATACAAGTGTCTCAAAAAATAATGTATTATATTAAAGAGTTTTTCCATTTATCGAGTATTAATACAAAAACGCGAAAGGCCAAGACGAGGTTGGGACGATTTACACGGAAACGTTAGACAATAAATATTTGTATAACTCATTTAAAGACATACAACTATATAGTATATCTACCCGGGGGCGGGTAGATAATGCACCCATAGCTCAGTTGGTTAGAGCGTCGGTCTTATGTACCGGAGGTCGAGGGTTCAACCCCCTCTGGGTGCAAGTTTTTTGTGTTTTTATTTTTATAGTTTTTTCATTATCCTGAGATTATCATCTCAAGATAATTCTCAAACTCATTCAGCTTTGCTTCCGGAGTTTTTCGCAAATACTTTTTACGTAGTTGAAAAAATGTGTTTTCAGAGTTATATGCATTTCCAATTACATTGATAATGGGATAATATAGCAAATATAAATGATGTAATCGATGGAACAATATGTACAAAAAACATATGAGTATAAGTTGATCTATAATAGGCAAGTTCTCTTTTATATGTATTTGGGTTTGTATAATTCAACATTGTTAGTGGCCATGTTTCGTATTTATTTTCAATATATTTTACTTTATTTGAAAAACGTGTTACTTGCATATACAATAAATATTCATTTACTACAAACCCGCTTAATATAATATAAAACACATACATCCAATATTGTTGATATTCTGGGCAAAAACGATATCTATCTACAAATGTCAAATGCAAAACAGTTATATTTGCCAATAATGTGTCTATTGTTTTTATTTCACCGCTATATTTGACTGCATTCCAATGCAATATAGTAGTTATATATACAGACCCTAATAACACGCACATAATAGGATAATTCAATGTATATGCTAATACTGAATTGCACAATAACAATTTTGCAGATATAAATGCACGCCTAGATATATGTTGTGGTATGAGAATATTTATATCACGATGCTGCTTATATACACTATATGAGTTTATCATTTCCATTCGCGATGCTACTTTAAATGTGCGACAAATCTCCGTTCTACGGACTCCGGTTTGCACTTGCATTTTTAATTATATGTATCTAACTCTTTATGTATATTTTTACTTATAAAAGCATACACGCACTGAATGGGTGCTATATAATATTGCCATATGAATACATCATATATTGTTTCGATGATAGATCTATCATATTGCAAATTGGTCATTGGAGAACGTATGCGCAAAAACTTGGTAAAAAACGCCCTTTCTTTGCATAATTCCGATAAGCCATTTATCATTACTAGTCTATCATAATCTTTGTCCAATTCACTGCGTACCCACTGCGCAAATCCTTTTATGGAATACAATACACCATCAATATGAATACTATTATTACACGTTAATATATCAAATGTTATGGGACATAGCTTTCGCCCACGGGCATTTGTTGCATTCGGAGAACATAGTTGTTTGATATCATTTACTATGGATATATGTCTCATTTTGTTGTTTGTATTTATATATTGGCAACATTTTGTTAGACCACATCATTTTCCAATATGATCATATGCCATCAATATCAATTGTTCTTCTATTTCCAGCTTTTGAAAGGTAATACAATCATCATAACGGTATTGCATAAAACGCCCAATATTGGTTATACAAACTACACAAACCCCGGTATCCGCGAACTTGATATCTACTACTTTACATCCTTTTGTAAGTTCTCCCGGTTTGTTACGACGCATCCAGCGAACATATTTCCCTTTGTGTAAATGGCATATTTCATCGACATACCGATAATCCGCCAATGCTGCGCATAATTTGGGTATATTTGGTTTAGGGACACCTATATCTAGTAGAGCATCATATACGTCTTTTTGTATTTGTTCAAATGTCAAGTTCTCTAAATAATCGTTTTCATCGCTTTCCAATGTATCCAAAATAGTATCTATATCAATGGTTCCCATCAATTCGGGGTCATTTAATGCGTCTTCATATATTTTGCGCAAATTGATGTCTGTCATTGTATTGTATTATTATGTTTTTATGATATATAATAATACATACGGTCTATATATATATATATTATCTAATATTACTGTGATGGGTTCTCCTTTTTGTCATCTTGATCTTCTTGCAGCTTGCCGATTTTTATGATGGATTTTTTCGCATCATTTCGATTGGCCAATATATACTTTTCAATGGCCTCGTTTGTCAGTAAAAACAGGGCCGCTGTAAAAATAACTTGTCCGTCGTATTTGTGTAATACGTATTTTCTAAATGGATGGAACCGGATTATTAAAAACAAGCAAACAAATAGGCGCACCGAGTTACTGAGTGTTTCTACTAAATTGGGATTCACGTATAACACCCCTATAAAAATAAAAAATAAAGATGCGTGTAATATCAACAATGTGCCTAAAAAATAAGGAGTGGTATGTTCAAATGCTTTTTCAAAATATGCCAACATTGCAAATCTTATACAAACCTTATACAATATAAGAATATATTGTGTATAAAAGGTATATGGAATTACAAGGTTCTCTCATTGCAAATAAATATGTTATATTAGAAGAGATTGGACGCGGTAAGTTTGGAATAGTGCATAAAGGAGAACACGTGAAACATCGAACCCCGGTTGCTATAAAAATGGAACCAAATAATAGTTCATATAATACAATCAAATACGAAGCCACTATTTTGAATTACTTATATAAAAATGGGTGCCGTGTTATACCATCTGTTTTGTGGTATGGTATATATCGCGATTATAAATGTTTGACAATGAATTACTATGACCAAACAATAGAACAATATTTGCAATCTGCGAAGACAAAATATGTAAGTGCAACCCGGATGCGAAGCGGAGGGTTGTCGCACATTTTAAGTAGCGAAGCGAATGAAAATGCAGGTTCTCCAATAGATTATTTGAAACAAGTAGTCAAACTATTGGTGAATATGGTTGCCATACTTGGACAAGTACATAAACACCAAATCATACATCGGGATATAAAACCGGAGAACTTTATGATAACCGGGGGCGAATTACATTTGATAGATTTTGGTATTGCCAGTGCGGTCAGTAGTTTGGAAGAAATAAATACAGAACCTAGCCGAGATACTATCATAGGTTCTCCTAAATACATTAGTTATTTCATACATCAAGGGTATGAACCAATGTATAGAGACGATCTTATTTCAGTTGGTTATTGCTTTTTGTATTTTGTAATGGGGTCATTACCTTGGTCCAATATTACTATAATGGAAAACCCTAGTACCGATAAATCTTGCACCGATAAATCTTGCACCGATAAATCTTGCACCGATAAATCTTGCACCGATAAATCTTGCCCCGATAAATCTTGCACCGATAAATCTTGCACCGATAAATCTTGCCAACAGGTGTATGCAGAAATACACATATTGCACGAAAAAAATCAACTTCGTAAAAAATGGAAAGGATGGGCAAACATAGAAAACATAATTGAAAAACTTGCGAAAAAATATATAGCCTCAAATACTCCTAAAAATACAGAAATAGGTGATGGGACTTTATTAAAAAATATCGACCAAATATTTACCAATATATTTGAATACTTTTCTCTTTGCTATAGTTTAGAGTTGGAAGAACAACCTTTTTATGAAGAATTATGTCAAGTTCTCCAGAAAAACTTGTAAAGGTGGGCTAAGGTGAAGGTACAGGATTAACAATATCATTGCTGGTTGCTTTGAGACTATTAATATTATCTTTTACCATTCTAAACCAAGCCGCTGTATATTCATCTAATATATTAGAAAGTATTTTATCTTTTCCAGCTAATTCTTTCACTTTTTCTATTTTTTCCATAGCTGAAAAATCACTACTAGAAAGTGTTTTCACCGCATTGTCTCGTTTATTACCTTCTAAAGCATTTTCGTCAAATAATTTTCCTTCAGCATCTTTTTTTACTGGTACACTTAATGCAGCATTCAACTCTTTCAAAATAGCACTCTCATTTTGTCTGTAAATATCTAACATAACCTTGTACTTGTTTTTCAATAATGCTTTTATTTGACTGAGTTTTTCAAGATCACTTTCTATACGTTTGTCCTTGATAATTTTTAGTGCTTGGTCAACAAGTTCGGGAGGAGGATTATTTATAGTAGCATCTGTATATGCAGGAGGTGTAGTTGGATTATCCAATCCTTCGTGCAGTGGTTGATTCAATAAAATCGAAAATATGAGTGATATGACTATAATGGCCAAAAGCAGAAAAATGGTCGGTTTTTTTCTAAATACAAAATCAAACATTATATAGTTCGTATAGAAAATATTATGAAAAACAATATAAAAACATCACTGGATATAGTAATATTAGGAATACTACAATGAGTACTACTAGAATTACAGGCAGAGTCAAGTGGTTTAACAGCAAGGCTGGTTATGGATTTATCACGGCTTGCGAAGGCGAGCTAGTCGATAAGGATATTTTCGTCCATTATTCGTCTATTAAGTCAGACGGGTCGCATTACAAGTATTTGACTCAAGGCGAGTATGTGGATTTCAGTCTCACCAAGCCCACCAATGAGAAGCACGAGTTTCACGCGGTCGAAGTGACTGGTGTGAAGGGTGGTCCCATTTTGTGCGAGACCCGCCGATTGAGTGCTTTAGCTTCTCGCGCGGCATCTGAGGGTGGTGAGCCAGAGGTTGCTGCCGATATTGAGGCACCAGCTGCTGCGGCTGCGCCAGCCCCGGTGCGCGCACGCAAGCCCCGATCTGCTCCTGCATCAAAGCCCGTTCCTGATTCGGAGGGATTTACTTCTGTGAAGAAGCGTTCTACTCCTAAGCCTAAGAAGGCATCTGCATAAGCGATTAGCGGATAAGCGATTAGCGGATAAGTATATGACATAATCAAATATATATGTATTTATATGCAAATATATTTGAAAACTTTTTATGCAACATATATAGAATATATAATAAACCGACTACAGATAGTCATAAATAGTAATAATACCTATATAGTAGATGAAAATATAGTTATTGCATAAACCATATAAATACTACATCAGTATAGAGTATATACCAGAATGAGCACACCTGAAATTGATACTACTATTCAAGCATCTGAGCCTCAAGAATTTGAGCAACTCAATGATCCTACCCAAATTGTTTTGCCTCCCCATATTCAAAAGTTTCAAGATAAGATGGATTTTATGAAGCAGCGATTGTTGTCAAATAAGAAAGAGGCCGATGATACCCTAAATGATTTCAAGCAATTGGAGCGTGCATTTGAGAAGGCTATCAAAAAGATGGTCAAGAAAAGTTCGAAGCCAAAGAAGCCTAGAAAGCCCAGTGGATTTGCTTTACCTGTTCCAGTAAGTACTGAGTTGTGCGAGTTTATGGGTCTAGAACCCGGCACTCACATTCCTCGCACCGATGTCACCAAGCGTCTGATGACTTATATTGCAGAAAACAAGTTGCAAAACCCGGAGAAGAAATCCATTATTATTCCCAATGAACCCCTATTGCGTATTTTAGGAGATGAGGTCAAAGATGTGGTCTTGACCCATTTCACTATTCAGAAATACATCAATAAGCATTTCCTAAAGCGTCAATCCGTGGACGATGCACCTGCAAAAACAGTGGTATAATGAGAGTGTAATACGATTTTGCATAAAATTGCGTCTGTCAAATAAACATATAATCTATTGCATAGTTATATGCAATCAATTATATTACAATTCAAAAAACAGTTTTCATTAGAAGATGATTCTTCCACCAATTCGGACGAAAAATCTATAGAAACTCCTAAAGAACAAACTCCGATTTTTCACAATGTATTCAAACTTCCAATTACTTATTTAGAAGAATCCAAAATACACACTTTGGCGCCATCTGTTTCGTCCGATCTTGAATTGGTAGTTTCCCAAAGTGAATCCAATCCGATGTATCACATTTTATTTCAACCTACACACCAATTTGCTAAAGAATTGGTTCCCTATTGGTCTCAGCAATATACAAGTGATATAGCCTATTTGGAAGATACAAAACAAGTTATACAAACTATGCCTAAATATAAAGAATCTTTTAGTACGGAAAAGGAGAACTTTGCGCCAAATGTGGAAAAAGTGGTAGAAATATGGAAATCTGTAAAAGAAGACGAAGGATTTATGGATCGGTATTCCTACATCGATTGGAATATGTTGCGCTATTTGAATAGCTCTTCCTCGTTTTTACAAATATTCTCTATTGCACAAATCTTTTCTCCCATTTTTTCATTGGTTCTCCCTTTTTTATTTTTCCTAGTTCCTTTTTTCCTCTTAAAAATCAAAGGTGTTGATATAACTATTGGCGCATATATGGATATGCTTACTACTATTACAAAAGGCCATTTCATCGGCAGTATTTTATCGCAATTTAGAGGTCCGATGAGTTTGGAAAAAATATTGTATATGTTGTTTTTCGGCGCATTTTACGGATTCCAAATATACCAAAATATTCGGGCGTGTTTGCGATTCCATTTAGTTATAACACGGGTCAATGACCACTTGTTTGAATTGAAAAAATATGTGGCTAGTTCTCTGAAAAAAATGGAAAACTTTTCTCAAATGCATTGTGCTAAACAATCCTATAGCGCGTTTTGTCAAACGATACAAGAACATTGCAAAGTTCTCCGAAGTTTATCCGAAGAACTCAGTGCTATAGAACCATTTGCTTATAATTATAAAAAAGCGGCTTCTATTGGCTATATGATGAAATGTTATTACTTGGTATATTCAGTAGAAGAATATGGAGATGCATTGCGGTATTCAATGGGGTTCGAAGGATTTATAGACAATTTAATGGGAGTTTGGGAGAACTTGAACGCCGGAAATATTGCCTATGCGGATTATTTAGGAAAATCGCAATCAAAAAAACATTATACAAAGTTCGTCGAACAATATTACCCGGCGCATTTAGGTTCGGGAGCTATAACCAATACTTGTGGTTTAGACAAAAATATGATTATTAGCGCGCCCAATGCCGCAGGAAAAACAACGCTATTGAAAAGCACGGCCATCAATATTGTGTTCTCCCAACAAGTAGGTTGTGGGTTCTATAAATCGGGCACGGTCGTTCCTTATACACATATACATTCCTATTTGAATATACCGGATACGTCAGGTCGCGATAGTTTATTCCAGGCCGAATCGCGCCGGTGCAAAGAAATAATCGATTTAGTAAGTTCTCCGGAAAACGCGGATGCCCGGCATTTCGCTATTTTAGATGAATTGTATTCGGGAACCAATCCGACGGAAGCAGGTAAATCGGCCTATGCATTCTTGAAATATTTGTCTAAATATGAGAACATTGATTTTATGCTAACCACACATTATGTGTATGTCTGCAAAAAGTTCAAAAAGTCTCAGAAAATCCGCAATTTTAAAATGGGGGTTAAATCAACAGATGAATCTGGTGGATATAGATTCACTTACAAGTTGGAGACAGGTATTTCGAAAATACAGGGGGCGATGAAGATTTTGAAAGATATGGATTACCCGCAAGAAATGTTGGATAATATAAAGGCTTGTGGATAAGACAAATGATAAGCTTTAGAGGATTATTTAGCGGATAATAATTTTTTGTGTGTTTTTGTAAATTGTTCTACTTTTTTGAGTTGTGTTCTCCAATTCACTTCATCGGAGAAGTCTTCGGGGATTTCATATCCATCGATAAATCGCGGTTTCAAATATTGTGCGTCGTAATATTCTTTGGTCATATCACGTTTGACAATTTCACATACTTGTTTTTCTGATAGACTGATACCTGAACCCATTTTTTAGATAACTGAATGGTTTGATTTTGCGAAGATATCCGGATGCGCAGCAGTAGGATATCAAGAAAACTCTGTAGAACGTAGTTCGAAAGAGTTTGACTTGGACCTTTTATAAATTGTGTTATAGTAATTCTATTACACAATTATTTAGAAATGTATTTCAATTTTTCCCGACAATTTTATTGTTTCTTGGTGTGGCCCGAGCGTTTTTTGTTTTTGCGAAGTTTGCGAGTAGAACGCTTGCCCCCGGTTTTGCGGGTTTGTTTCTTTTGTTGTTTCTTTTGTTTTTTGTATGATTGTTTTCCACCTGTTGCGAAACCCACATCCAAAAATCTAGACGGTGCTTTGGCCGATGCTGCAGATAAAACAACTTGTCCAAAATTACGTTCAATTTCCTTATAACTATTATACCATGTTAAAAATATACGATGAACTTCTCTATCCCACGTACGTTGTTTTTGGTCCGGAGTTAAAGCTATTGACTGGTCTTCAACTTTATTTAAGTTATTGTGTAATGCTTCTATAGTTTTTGTTAAATTGTTGGCTACATAAGTTTTTTCTGTTGCTGCCTCGATTCTTTTAGCTTGTGGTTTTGTAATCTTTTTTTCTGCAGCTTTTTGTCTAGATGCTAATGCTATTGCGTGGTTATCAACTGCTTCGGAAACACCTACTCCCAAATGTTTTAATTCAGAAGCAAGGATTTGATGACGTGCGCTAGGATCTGCAGTAGCTGGAGATACGCCAGCATCAGAATCTTGTGTATATTGACTTGGAAACTCACTTACCGCACTATCATCACTTTGTTGGCTATTAGCAGGTTCAAGAATAACAGGAGCCATTGGGCCAGGAATTATAGCAGGTTCAAGAATAACAGGAGCCAATGGGTCAGGAATTATAGCAGTCCCAGCGTCACCATCTATTTCCATATGTCGATTATTGTATCCTCTACGAAAAGCCGCCCCTGCATCAGCAGTTGCGTCTGGGGCAGCAGCAGCAGGCGCTCTCAATGCAGCTAATTCAATATCAACAACACCTTTTAGTTTAGCGTATGTAGTCCATATGTTAGCATAATCTATTGCACTCAAAACCGGTACATCATCTGGTTTCTTTTTATTATTAGACGGAATTGATGTGAGTTTGGTATCAGGTTGTCTAGTATGAATACTTTTAATAACTCTCACTTTACCTTGAACGCTAAGTGCTTTGCCACTAGTGGAGGCGCTGCTAAAGTTTTTATTGTATAATGAAAATAGTCTATCTATTACGTCATTTAATGTAGTATTACGGCCGAATGTAGTATTACGGCCGAATGTAGTATCAACTATTGATAATTGTGCAACTTTATCTCTTATTCTTTGTTTATTTCTGAACTCTTTAAATGCCATATCAATTGTTACAGGATTAATGACGTCTTCATATGAGAAATATGCGTCATAATGAGATACAATATCTAATATTAGTCTTACCAATAGAGGCGGAATCTCTTGAATAGATTCTGGCAAAACTTCATCCATAACCATCTCTATCAATTCTTCATATTGAACCATTAATAATACATCATTTATTGTAATTTGTATTGTTTTATCTTCAATAGTTTGTAACAATTTTTCTGCCTTTGCGACAATGTTTGCGGTTTCTTGCGCTTCTCGTATTTTTCTACGGTTTTGTGTTTTTTTTATCTCAGAATTACCCATTTCGCTAATTGTATTACGCAACTGTGTAGATGCTTCGCTTAATTCAGCAATAGCAACTTCTACAGTTCTTTTTATTGCAGCTGGCTTTAATAAGTCAAAAAGCACAGTTGAAAAACTAGGCACTATAGTTTCTGTCATATTACTAAATAGAAATGGTTCTGGTAATGCTTCAATTTCTATGGAAGTTCTAGTAGAATATATATCTGTTAATCCCGAAGGAGATGGTTCTTCAAATGCAGCTGAAGAAGATGGTCCTGCAAATGCAGCTGAAGAAGATGGTCCTGCAAATGCAGCTGAAGAAGATGGTCCTGTCACAGGAGAAGATGCATTTGAACTACTTGGCGTGAGTGTCTCAATTTGACCAAAAGAAGATAATTGTGCCATTGCGGATTGTTCTGCAGCTGGAGAAGATGCATTTGAAGGACTTCTACTAGAACCAATTGGTAATTGCCCAAGTATTCTGCCATCAAAAATATCATCATCAGGTGAAGGTATTGATTGTGATGCTTGTGTAGCAAGACTTTGTTCAGCAAGTCTTTGTTGTTCTGCAAGTTCTGCGGCAAGTCTTTGTTGTTCTGCAAGTTCTGCAGCAAGTCTTTGTTGTTCAGCAAGTCTTTGTTGTTCATCAAGTCTTTGTTGTTCAGCAAGTCTTTGTTGTTCTGCAAGTTCTGCAGCAAGTCTTTGTTGTTCAGCAAGTTCTGCGGCACGTCTTTTTTGTTCAGCAAGTTCTGCGGCACGTCTTTTTTGTTCAGCAAGTCTTTGTTGTTCAGCAAGTCTTTGTTGTTCTAGTGCAGCAAGTCTTTGTTGTTCTAGTGCAGCAAGTCTTTTTTGTTCTAACATCTTTTGATCACGTCGTTTGTATCGGTCAGCATTAGGATCACTCATATTTGTATTAATATATAAAATATGAATATATTATTATGATTACAAACCTATGTCTTGCTAAACACCACTATTTTTTCCCCGGTTTCCCGATGTTTCGTCATATGTGCATTTTTGTTGCCCATATCAAATATTTTCGGAGAACTTCCAAATCGCAACTTTGCTAAATCATTCATATTTCCCAATAAATCATAATACCCCTTCGTATTTTCAGATCCATACCCGGACAATATATAACACATCTTTCCACTAGGTCGGAGAACCCAATGACACAATTCCATTGTTTTTCCCCAATAGTTCTCTAACCATTCTTCATACGATTTGTATTGTTCTGTGCTCTGGTTTTTACCCGAATACATTTCTAAACGGTAATACGGAGGACTGAAAAATACCACATCGAAATATTCCTTGTATTTTTGCCTAAATGAGCCCCGGGCTAAAAGGTTCTCCGAAGGTTCGCAAAAAATCGTCGTTTTCTTTGAGCTATAGAACTTCGCCGCAAACTCCGCCGTCTTTTTGCACACTTGTGGTATAACATCTGTGCCCACATATTCTTCCACCATAGGACATTCTAAAAAGCCATAGCAATACGATCCCCATCCCAAAGTAGGCGTGAAAATACGGCGACCTTTTAAATACGAATGATTAATGGAATAAGGAACCAGGGGATTCATTATAGAAGCCCGGAAATAATACGACGAAAAAACGCTGCCTAAACGTCCTTCTCGCATATAATGTAGAGAACTTGGGGTAAGTATTTTATAGTCAATGATTCCGCGCAAATAAAAATCACCTAAAACATCCAGAAAACTGGGCGTGTTCTCCAATCCGGATTTTGTATTTTGCAAAATATCTTTGTAAAACATATTGCGAATAATGTTTTTGTATAACACTAAATAGTCATTGTTGATGGCCTTTATAGGCATTGCATCTACTTGTCCCGAAATAGGTAATGGTTTGCCATTTGCCGTTTCTAAAGAAACTTTGTAAAAACGTGCTAAATATTCGGCCCTTCCCACAAAGTTCTCATAAATCATTGCTATGTCCTTATCGGAAATCGATTTGTCGGATATATATGACCCAAAAGGGACAATAGTCCGCGCCGTTTTTACTTTCGCATTTTTCTTAAACTTTGCTAAAGTATTTAGGTTCTCTGGTATATTGGAGAACATAGTCAAAAAATGTTCCAAACTCAAGAATCGCATTGTATATGATATAGCCTTACTATTATATACCATTTAGTGCAATGCTTTTTCATACATATCCAACATTTTCTCTTTTTGTTCGTCATAATCCACGATAGGTTTCGCATATTTGATTCCCTTGTATTTTTCTAAAGTATATGAGTTTGACCATTTATGTATATCATTCGGGAGAACTTCGCTTAGTTCGGGTACCCATTTTTTGATAAAAACGGCATCTTGGTCAAACTTGGCAGATTGTATCCACGGATTCATATCGCGGAAATAGGGTTTCATATCCACCCCGGTTCCGGAAATACCTTGCCAATTGCCATTATTGGAAGCCGGGTCATAATCCGTCAATTTTTGTGCGAAATATTGTTCTCCTAAACGCCAATTAATCAATAGAGTTTTCACCAAAAAGTTGGCGACAATCATTCGTCCCCGGTTGTGCATATATCCAGTATTGTTGAGTTGCCGCATACACGCATCCACTACGGGGAACCCGGTGCGGCCTTCTTTCCACGCTTTCAAATCAGCTTGTGCTCCTAAACCGGTTCTCCAAGATATTTTGCGAAACTTGGGTTGATAAGACCCGCCTAAAACCTCGGGGAAGTTGTAGAGAACGTGGGCAAAAAACTCGCGCCATATAAGTTCTCTAATTAGACCAAAATTGCGGCCATATTTTGCTAAAAATGCGTGATAGATTTCGCGAATAGATATACAACCAAACTTGATGGCTGCGGACAATCCGGTCGTAGAATTGACCAAAAAATCGCGGGTAGCATCATAGTGGGATTGTGCCGTCAATCCTTTTTTCAAAAGTGCTAAAGCATTGGCGCGACCTCCTTGCACTAACCTCTGGCCCGGGCCGGCTTCGCCGGCGCCTACAAATAGTTCTATAGCACGATTCGCAGATATTTTGTCTCCGTGGGAGCAAGGCTTTAAACACGCTAAATGTTTTGCTAATACTTTTTGGGGTTTAGGAACATTTATTGGGAGAACTGCGTCATAAAAAGGCGTGAATTTCTTGTAATAACTGCCAGTACCAGTTTTTACCGACCCGGGTTCATACAAATAATAATCGGCGGAAGTAACACACTCCACGGATAGTGTATTACACAGGTCCGCAACCGATTCATCACGGGCCTTTGCATATGGCGAATAATCGCGGTTGAAAAAGACGGCATCGATATTATGCGTTTTTACTAAATCTTTCAAAATAGCGTTTGTTTTGCCATAGAATAAACAAAGTTCTCCGCCTGCACCGCGAATCTCTTTAGACAATTCTGCTAAACTTTCAATCATAAAAGCAATTGAATTGGCGGACTTGTCAGAATTGTGTTTGCCGACTTGTTCGGGCGTAAAGATAAAACAAGTAATTAGATGAGAACATTGTTTGCAAGCTTCTAAAAACCCTATATTATCGTGAATGCGCAAATCGCGGTGAAATAAAAACAATCCAACTTTCTTGGCCATAGTTGATATATATGTATCTAAAATATCAATATATTATACTGAAATATACATAAAAACAATAATCTAAGTTCTCTTATATTTGTACTTTATAGTAAAATGATTGCTGATATTACATATACATTGGGAGTTATAGGGTTACTATTGCTCGTTAGTAATATGGACTATGTAAATATACGTATTGCTGAACTATGGGAAAAAAATAAAAACAAAACATTGAATGATTTATTGGTGGAGGCATTGTGGAATGGTAGTTATGCATATACTTTTGTGAAATACCGGTGCGGCAAACTATATTCCACATTTCCTTTGATTCGCAGTTTTGTAGATGCTGTTCGTCAATCTAAAAAATCGGCTAAATATGCTATAGAATACCCTTGGGCAAGTATAACACAATTGTTTGAAACAGAAGACGGAAAGTTACGAATAATGGAAACTCATTTTGATATAAATGATTTTGAATGGCAAAATACAAGTAGGTCGCAGAACTTGCTAAACTTGAATAATATGTGCAAAGATTTATTGCAAAATAATTCGGGTGTTTTAGAATGTCTATTGCTGTTTGCGGAAAATGCTGATAGTATTCGCAGCCGTGTAATAAATCGCAAGAATATGGATATGGCACTCGACGCGGGTATCCAGTCTAATATGTCAAACCTAAAGTTTTTGCTAATTGATTATGTCCATCCCGACCTAGACGATTCCTATGAATTGGTAGTTAGCAAACCCTATTTTATGGAGGGAAATAATCTATTATCGGGGGCATTTGTTGGCCGATTATTGTCTAACCAGGGGTATTCTGGTGCATTTGATAAATCATATCGCATTGTTGTTATGGATCAATCTGTGAAAACGGTGGAATGGACATATGCGGATTTTATTGAAGTTTCCGGTGATAAAAAATATGAGGTGAGGACATATGAAGCACTGCAATTAGAACCTGTACAACCAGTCTCGTCAAATAGTTCTATTGAAGATGAAGAGACCAAGTCTTGGGATAAAGTAGATAAAGAATAGGCTTTGTGTGCAAAAATACATAAAAAAGGGTTAGTTAGTTATTACAATAAGGCAAACAAATATGATAAATCAATATACAAATATGATATACAATTCATTAATAATTCTGGTCACGTTCCTCGCGCGCATCCCAGCAGTCCTCTGCTCGTGAAGATTGTCGAGCTGCTCTTAGCTCTCTCATTTCCTCTCTGCATTGCTCCCTAAAGTCGGCCAATCGTTCTTGTTCCAATTCGTCTTGGTATTCATCCCATTCGTCCTGGTCCATTCTGGACATTTCGTACTCGTTCCAGCATTCGCGATCGTGAGCGAGCAATTTGGATGGCGTATTGAAGTGGTCACCGCAGCAGCTGCAATCGTATGTGGTATTGTCGGCCCAGCATTTGTCGGGGTTATGCTCATTGAGGTTCTCCTGTGTTTTGAAGGATACACCGCAACAGTTGCAATAGATTTGAGGTTGTTCCTGTTCTTGTTGCTGGTTCCAGCACAGTTCTGGGTTATGATAGTCGAGTTGCTCCTTATTTTCAAAATAGCTTCCGCAGCAATCGCAACAGAACTCGGAATATCGTGGATAAGCTATGTAGTTGCAGGGATAGTGTTCTTCGAGTTCGCGGTCGGTGCTAAACACTTGGTTGCAAGCGAGGCAAGTGCGGTCTTTTGCTTCTTCTACACACTCGGGGTCAGTGCATTCGAGGTCTCTGCACCAGGCACAGGCTCTGTTTATCTTTCCGCGGTCGTCTTCGGGGAAACCTGGATGATAAGGAATGTTAGTAATTATAGGAATAATAGTATTACCTGGATTTTCCGCAAGCGTCATTGTTGTCATAGTATCGACAAGCGTCTCAATAGTAGAAACAGTTTGTTCAGTAAATTCGGACATAGTTGATTGTTTGAAAGTAAAGATTCGAGTTAAATAGCTTTGATATAATCAGTGGTGATAATGAAATACTATATGCATATTATAAAAAAAGTATTTCAATTTTGTGGTAGATGATTGTATCATCTACCACAAAGCACCAAGATGGATTGTGCGTCTAAAGACGCACTTCCCATCCTTGCAATTTTCTGTTGTACAAACCAATTGTGTTTGTACAAACACAAAAATAATATCATAATACCATACAAGTATATTATGATACAGCTCCCTCAGGGGATCGAACCCTGGACCTTACGCTTACTAAGCGTATGCTCTACCACTAAGCTAAAGGAGCGTATGGCCAGAAAATCTAACCAATTATTTATTATCTAGCGACTAGTTTTCGTTTTAGTATGTAGATATTTTGGTGTTATTACACATAGTTATACAGCAAATACTCTTTATATTGTTTTCGAATAGGTGGTATAAAAGCATTTTAATAATAAACCATATAAAGAGAGTGGTCCAATTATATTGTGGCATCACCGAGTTTAGCTCAGTTGGTAGAGCATTTGACTGTAGTGGTTCGACATTGAAGTTATCAAATGGTCGCCTGTTCGATTCAGGCAACTCGGACTCACCTTTGCCACCATTTTTAAGCATTTTTAGTTTAGTGGTAAAATTGCTGACTTCCAATCAGTAGTCCCGGGTTCGATTCCCGGAAAATGCAATCCTATATAACTATATTTAGGATACATAGTTATATACTAATATACCTCAGTCTTACTAAGATTTAGTAATGTTTCTACTGCAATATCTTCTAATTTTTTTAGTTTTACTTTATCATACCATTTTTTTTTAGATTCTTTTTGTCTTTCGGAATATTGTTCTGGTGTTAGTTTTATTTTAGGTTCTTTTTGTCCTTCTGAATATTGGTCTATTGTTAGTTTTATTTTAGATTCTTTAGCTTGTCTTACTTTTTCTCTATGTTTGCGAACTCCTTCTCGTGCCTTTGCAATAGTAATAGGATGGTCTTTTGGTAAGCGTATTGCTCTGGTCGTATTTAATGACGGTTTATATTCATCGAATAATTCTTGTTCTTTAACTAGGGCTTCTCTTTCTGAAGGATAGTCATATTCGCATAATATTTCATAATCCCAATTTTCCCATCCTCCATTTTCGCGTATAATTTTACATAATTTAGTTTTTCCAAAATCAGGTTTATTAGATGAATACTTATGCAATGTCATTCGCACCCTAATATCAGTAGCGTGTCCAATATAAGAATCGGTAATTTCGGCATTTTTGCAAAAAATGCGATAAAAAAAGAAATGCATTATAATGCTAGTTTTATATACTTATTGTGATATATATTATATTGTGGTATCTTTATTATATTTTTATATATAGTCTCAGGTCGTTATATACAGTCTTCACACCTACATATTTGATAATAAAACATTTTATAATAAAACAATATAAAGTTTATCTACTATATAATATACGGGAGTCGTATGGCAACTATGAATACTATGATGCAATCTGATATTATTACATCTTCTTCCACAACAACGCATTCTTTAATTGGTAAATGGAATCTATATTACCATTTACCATCTGACAAAAAATGGGATTTGTCAAGTTATCACACAATTTTAGGCAATATTGATACTGTTGAAAGTGTTATTGCAATCAACCAATCCATTCCGGAAAATATTGTAAAATATTGTATGTTGTTTGTTATGAGAGATGGTATTACCCCTATGTGGGAAGACCCAAAAAATCGCAACGGCGGATGTTTTTCTTTCAAAGTGATCAATAAGCAAGTACATAGTGTTTGGAAATCCTTATTTTATGCGATGTGTGGAGAAACCTTATTTAGTAATAAGGAGTATCATAAGTTAGTCAATGGTATAACCATTTCTCCAAAAAAAAACTTTTGTATTGTGAAAGTATGGCTACTAAATTGTTCCGTACAAGACCCAGCTGCAATGGTTCCTATACCCAATTTATCCATCCAGGGTTGTTTGTTCAAAAAGCACGAACCTGAGTTTTAGCAGCCTTAGATATTTATGTCATATAGAACAAAGTTCTATATGACTGGAAATTACAAAGATATACGGATGCGCAGCAGTAGGATAAACTCTGTAGAACATAGTTTGAAAGAGTTTAATTGTATAACAAATAAGGCAAAATATATACAGCCGAAATCAAAATAATAATATTTGTATTCATAGTTTTACTCGAAATAAACGACGCAATAAAACAAGACATTATCATCATACCGCTATCCGCGAAAATGGCTCTATAAGAAACTTCGTTTGCGTAATCTTTGAACGTATCCAACATTTTATTCACACCTCTGGGTATATTTGTGAAAAGCACGTAAAATAATACATCGTGAGTAATTTGGACTAATACTGCTAAAATAGTAAATGCTATTATGGAAAAACTTTGAAATACATAATAATAAAGCGCTCGGGTAATAATCAATCCTATTACTATAATCAATACATCTGCAATAACTGCCGATAAATTGTATTTTCCATACCATTGTCTCAATACTTGAGATTTGATTACTTTTGTATTCAACAGTGAAATCACAAATAAATCGGTAATTAATACGGCATTCAATATTGGTAAATAATCATTTGTGTTGTTGAAATTGGCTATATTTTTGAACATACTATATTATTATATAGTATATTTTTGCTAGTAGTTAGTATAACTATACAATATTACGCAATAATTCTATTTTTTTATT